TTTTTATTTTTATTTCAACATCTTTAATATTTTGAACAATATTTTCAATTGTTATTTTTTCATTAGTTTGTTTATCTAATTTTTTTTGTTTCTTTTCTAAAACATTTAATTCTTGCTCAATTAACTCAATATTACTATATTTTTGTAATTGTTTTTTCTTTTCTTTTAAATCTTGTCTTCTAATTTGATTTAATTTTTTGTAATTACGTATTTCTTTTTGTGCATTAGTAATTCCTGTGTTAATTAAATCAATATTAGCTATTTTATTAAAATATTCTGTAATTTTACCCGGTGTTTTACTTAATAAAAAAGGTTCATCACCTTGTTGTTGAATATTAACTTCATCAATATTTAATACATTTTGCACATCTTCTGGAACATTTGCACCAAAATCAATATAATGTGTACCGTTACAAATATATTCATTTGTAGTCCTTTTTTTCCTTATTACAGTTTGTTCATCATCAAAAACACCTTTTACTATTGTGTTGCCTCCCCAATATGAACGAAAAGCTTCTCCACCGGGTTTATTATTTATAAGCCATAATAAAGCCCGTATAATTGCAGTTTTTCCGGAATCAGTTTTCCCAACAATAATATTAACACCATCATCAAAATTTAATACAGTATTTTGATGTGATTGATAATTTTTAATAGAAAGTTGCTTTAACATGGTATTCTTCTTGTTCTTTTTATAATTTTATTTTTACGTTTTCTTATTATTTTAATTGGTTTTTCTGGTAAACGTTCAATCATTCTTTCATCAACTTTTTCAATACCACCTCTAATATCAAAACCAATAGTATAAGTAGTATCCCACCATTGATAACTTTCTAACCATTTGGCAATTTGCCATGATTTACAACGTATAGGTTTAATCCAATAATATCCTGTTTTACGTTTAATCATCAATAACCTCCCATGTATATATTGAATTTAAAGTACGAAATGTATGTTCATTTATTACTTCTTGCACAATAGATGTACTCCAAGGTGTGTTTCTAGGAAACCTTTCATTAACTGTTGGTGGTAAACTTTTTTCATCAACAAACATTTCCCTTATGTATCCAACTGAAATATTATTAGGATGCACAGGTTTTTCAACCTCTTTAATTTTTTGGATTCTAATTTTCATTTTGTTCTTGTTCTTTTAATTATTTTACCTTTTTGTTCTTTTTTAAGAAAATTTGTAAAAGTTGTATATTCACAAGTTAAAAATATAGCTACTGCTTTAGTTACTTTATTGAGTATATATTTACCTTTTTTATGATTTTTCCAACCAAATACATACATATCTTCCTGTTTATATGCTGTGGCATACTTTTCTTTATTCTTTCCATAAAATAAAGGAACCCACTTTTTAAGTTTTTCTAAAATGATTTCATCATTCATTTTCTTCTGTTTTGTTAAGAAAACTTTTAAGTTGTTCTAAATAAGTTTTTTTACACATAGGACAACATTGCTCTAATGAAGCCCTATTAGCAAATAACATAGAAATACAAATTTCACCTTTGTTTAATTTTTTTAATTTCTTACCGCAAAGTGTTTTATTATTATCTTTAATATGATACATTTTATTTTAATAATTTTAAAGTTGGTGAAAGTGTAATTGCTGCATGATAAATAGAAATGGCATCGGCCACAGCTTCATTATAATATTTAACTTTTGTCCACGGAACAATATAATGCTTTTTTATGGCATTTATAGTTTCTTCTTTACTTGCTGATATTTTACCTAATAATATTTTTTTTGAATCACCTTCTGAATACCATTCAATAGGTATATTTTTACAATCAGCAACAGTTTGTAACATGCCTGTTACCATGCCTATCATAACTGCTGCATTGGCATTTTGACTGCCATGTGGGGCTTCTGATAGTATATAATCAACATCATAATCTGTAATTGCTGTTAGTAACAGTTTATTTATTTCAGATATTCTACGTATAGTATCATCAGATTTACGAATACGTTTTTTCTTATTATCTGGTTTTGTTTTAATACAACCACAAGTAATTATTTGATCATTTCTTATAACAGCATATCCCCAAGCCGTAATACTAGGATCATTTGTTAATATTGTCAGGTGTTTTGTTGTTCTTATCCTTTGCATTTTTAAATGAATTAATAATAAATTGTCTTTGTGCTTTTGTAAGAGTACTTATATTCATAGAAATTTTTAAGTATTCTTTTTCAAAGTCTTCTTTAGTCCAACCATCATAAAACTTTTTAGTTTTAGTTTGTAAATTTCTTTTTAAAAGAAAAGTTGGCATTGTTATTGATCTATGTTCTTTAATCATCTTTGTTTTGGTTTACGTTCTGTTTTGAATTTTTGTTCAATTTCTTCCCATAAATCAATAACTTGATTTCTTAAATCATTTTCAGCACCACTTTTTTCAATTATACTAATAGATTTTTCCATACTCATATCTAATTTATTATCCTTTATTGTGTACATGGTATTCTTAGTAAAATCTTTTATAAATTGAAGATTTGCACGAATATCATCAATACCATAATCAAAAAGAATAATAACAGGTGCAGTATGAAATGGTTTCCAAATTGAGCTTTTAAATACTTCAACTTGTGTTTCAACACCAATACAGCGTTTAGTTTCTTTACCAACAATTTTTTGTTTTACCCAAATTTTTTCAGGATTGCCAGCACGAAGTCTTAATGATGAATAAAAACCAACACCTAATCCACCCGGAGTTGTATATTTTTGTCCGTACTGACCAGCATCAAGATTTTGTCTTACTTGATTTGAACAAACCATTAACCAATTATTTTTGGCAATAATACGACAAGTTTTACGTAATTCTTCACTAAATTCTTTAGCTCTACGCATACCCATTTTATCACCTTCTTTATTCTCCATTTCCATATCGGTAGATAGAGCAGCTAATGAATCAGCAAATATTCCATTAACAATATTACCTTTTGGTTGCCAATTACGAACAGTTTGAAATACTTCAGTAACCGTATCAGGTGTGGTATAATCAATTTGTTCAAAATCAACATCAAACATTTGTGCAAATTGCTTATTTAAACGTGCTTCAGGATCATGAAACATTATATCTCCTTCTTTACGTTGAACATCACCCGCAATTTCACAAAGTAAAACAGTTTTTCCTGCTCCGGTAGGACCAAATAGTTCGACTAATATACCTAAAGGAATACCACCACCTCTAACTCTACCACCACTAATGGCTAGATCTAATAAAGTAGAGCCAGTTGAAACAACAGTTTTAATACTACCATCATATTTCTTTTTCTTTTTAATAGGTGAATTAATATGATTTTTTATTTGTTCATGTTCATTCAATTGTACTCTGTTTGTTCTTTTCCTTTTCATCAGATACAGATTTAATAATAGCATCAACAATAGATTGTTCTATTTCTTTTAATTCAAACTCTTGTCGTAACTTATTACGAAAATACATAAAGTTTTTCTTTTGTGGTGGTAAGCTTAAATAGACTTTATATATATTTTTAGCTATAATATCTATCAAACTATCTTTAGTATAATCCTTTTGTTTTTCTACAACCCAGGAATGTATTAATTCACGTAATACTAATGTTTTAGTAATTCCTTTTGCAAGACAAAACAAATAAAGGAAGGATGCTTCCTCTTTAGGTAAATTAATACCAATAAATGAAACATCCCTCTTATCACATTCTTTAATATTTTTTTTCTTAATAATTGTCATTTCTTGTTAGCTTTTTTAGCGGAAATACATTCATGCCAAATTGAGCAATCTTCACAATCATCAAATTTATCAGTACTTATACCAAATTTATGTCCAAATTTGCAAACTAATGCTTTAGGTGTAGTCTTTTTTGTAGAAGTTACTTTTCTTTTTCTTGCAGAAGTTACTTTTCTTTTTCTTGCAGGTGGTTCATCATCTGGTTCGTCCTCATCTTCATCTTCATCATCATCTGGTTCGTCCTCATCTTCATCTTCATCATCATCATCATTTGGTTCGTCCTCATCTTCGTCCTCATCTTCATCATCATCTGGTTCGTCATCATCTTCATCTTCATCTACAACTTTTTTTCCTGATGCTTTTTTAGATTTTGATGGTTTTACGTCTTCGTCTTCGTCTTCATCATCATTTGTTGTTTCTAAAAATTTTGCTTTAAGATCATCATAACTTAAAATCTTAAAACATTTATCCAAATCAGGAATTTGTTCAAGAATTTCATCATCATATTGTTCTTTACGTTTGACAAAATCAAAACGTGTTGGTTTTGCATATTTGTTGCCACCAAAACTATCTTCTGCAAAAGTTACACGTAAAGTACTACCTGTTTGATGGTCTGGAAATGTCTCAAACTCATCATAGTCTTTTAATTGTTCCTCAAATGTTTCCTGAAATAAGTAATCTGATGTATCCAATAAAAATAATTTATTGCTTTTAATTGATTTATTATTTTTAATGAAAATTGCATAAAGATTTCTTTCACTAGTTTTTGTTACTTTAATTTCTTCATCATCTGCACCTTCTTTTCTTAATTTATCCCTATATTCACATATAGGACATTTTTTACCAAAAGTTGTAGGGCAAACCACAGTTTCATTATTTGCACCTACCCCTCTATGGGTTTTAAATGGTCTTTTATACCAATATGTTCCCGGTGTAGCAATTTCATTTTCTTCATCCTTATCAGGATGTCTTTTATCTGATACAAGGTACGGCATAATATCCATATCAACTTTAGTATCCATTTCTGGTACAAATAATTCTACATTTTCAGGTAAAAGTAAATGCCCGAATCCGCTACTCTTTTTTCTTGAATCTGCATTTTTTCTTGTTTTTCCTTTAAAGGAATTTTTTTTCTTTTTAATCATAATAATAAAATTTAAGATTGTTTATTAATTTTAACTCTAGCATTATTTTCTGTTCTTTGCTGTTTTTTTCTTTCATATTCAGTATGCAAATCTCTTGGCATTTTTGGACCTGCAAAATAATTTTGACCATGTAACTGTACTAAATTTTCTAATGCTGCCTTACGTGTGAACGATATTTCATTTTTAATAATTTCAGCATCATTCATTTTCGTCATAGCTAAAATCCATTGTTCTTTAGCTGCAATATGTCTTTTATTGTTTCTAAAGAATGCTTCAACATTTGCAACAGTTGGTTTAATACCTATACCTAAATATTTATCAGGATCATCATTAACTTTAGCAATTAATTCTGAACGAATTAATTTAACATTTTCTTCCGCACGTGTAAATTCTTCTTTACAACGTGACCAATATTTACCATATTTAATAGCTAATTCTGCTTGGTCTAACCATTCAACGTCTAAGGCTTCTTCATCTATAACAATGTCTTTTTGATAGTTCATAATTTTCTTTTTTTTAATTGTTTTTTAATTAACTTTGCTTCACCTATTACTATGCTTGAAATATTTTCTTGCATTTTATTAATAAGACTTAATGGATCATCATCTTCTTTTACAGTTTGTGAATAGCCACTTTGAAATTCAAAATTTTCAAAATTACCTAAATTCACTTTATAAGTGAAAGTAACCCAAACTTTATTTTCTTTTTCATCAATCATAATTTTGCTTTTGTTTTTATTTTAATCTTTACATTATTACCTAAATTAATAAAATTATTTTTAGAATTGTGTACATAAAAGTTAGCATCTTCTAATGTATTAAATTTACTAATTATTTTTCCATTATTAATATTAAGTAAAGCATAACTTTCATGAACTTCTTGGTACGGATCAGACCATTCAATAAGCATAAAAGTGCCTTAATCATTTGTAAAAAAAGAGCCAATATCAATTTTAAGGTCTTTTTCTTTTTTTACTCTAATTTTACCTTTGTTCATATTTCTAATTTTTAATTACTGAATAGCACGCATAAACTAAACCGGGAAAACCGGTATTATAAAATGGTTCAATAAAAGATTCTAATATTAAACCCGCTACTTCATCATCTTTATTCAATAAAACGCTTGAAGCATAACCTAAAACTAAACGACGTATTGTTTCAGGTTCTTGACCTTTTAAACCTTGTAAAATTGTTTTGACAGTACTCCAACTTTGTTTTTTAATTAAAGCACGACATAAAGCAATTCCCTCTAATTGTTCTTCTGCTGCTTGCTTAGCAATAGCTAATCTATGTTTTTTTGGTGTGCTTAATACTTTTTCAAGTATTTTAATTGAATTACGTGGACAACCTTGACCATCTTGTATAATTTGTTCATAAATTTCTTCATCAATTTCATCATTTTCACCATTAACTATACTAGAAAGTAAAACTTGCATTTCATTATCTGCTAATAATTGCATTTGAAACTGGCTACAACGACCTTTAACTGTTGGTAATAGGTTTTGCGGGTCGGTAGTGCAAAGCATAAAATAAACGTGATCAGGTGGGTCTTCGAGTATTTTTAACAATGCGTTCTGGGCATCCCCTGTTGCTTTATGTATTTCATCTAAAATATACACTTTTACACCACCGCCTAAAGGTGTATATTGACAATTTTTACGTAAATCCCTTACTGTATCAATACCACGAAATTGAGCTGTATCAATTTCAATAATATTGTTTTCATTACAACCTAATTCTTTTGCAACAATTCTTGCTACTGTTGTTTTACCTGTACCGGTGGAACCATAAAATAAAAAGGAATGTGGTATTGCTTCTTTATTTTTAAACATACCTTTTAAAGTTAATATAACTTCTTTATTACCTATAATTTCTGATAGGTTTGCAGGACGATATTTGTTATCTAATGACATAGGTTTAATATTTTAATTGATTATTTTATTATAAATTCCTTTAACTATTCTGTTTAATATTTGCTCATATAAATCTAATTCATATAAAGCAACTATTTTTTGATTTTCTGGATATTTTGTAGTTATATATTCTTTTCTATTTTTTAAAATATCTTTTAATAAATTAATATAATTTTGACCGGCATACCTATTAATAAAAGGATCATCTATATCTTTATTTTTCCTTTTACGTATAGTTTTTTCTAATACTTTTTCAGTATTAAATAAAGATAAATTGCTTTTATTTTTTCTAGTTCTTTTCATTATTTTAAATGTAAAGATTGTTTTTCTGCCCAACTATGATCAACAGGACTTGCTTCTACATCTATATCTAATGGAACAATGATCCAAGGCCAGTTTATTTGTAAATCATGACACATTATACATCGCATAACTGCAATAACGTGTTTTAATTCATCTGGTGCAATATCTAAAACAATTGAATCATGTATTTGCCCAACAATTTTACTTTTCCAATGTTCTCTTTGTTGTGCTTTTATACCTTGTATTAATGACCATAACAAACAATGAAATGCAGAACATTGAATGGGGTAATTCATAACATCATTCTTTTTCATTAAACCATGAAAAGTAAAACCAGTCATAGTTTCTACATAACCAATATTTTGATATTGTTGCCAAATATGTTCACGCCATTCATAATATTTTTTATAACGTTTATGCCAAAAATTATATTCAATATCTTGTATATGTTCTGTAAATAATTCTAAATTTTTAAAACCTTTACTTATTAAATGATCTGAAATATGTTTATCTTCAAAAACTATACCTTCACCTTTTTTCCAATTTTTGGTTTTAGATAATTTACACCATTTAAAAGCTATATTTATAGCACAATTCTTATAATAGTCACCGTAAAACTGTGGAAAAATAAAACCATTTTTAGCAGATTGTCTTAATACTGCATGTGTAGGATCATTTTTATTAAACTCTTTTAACTGAAATATTTCCATTGCCATATCCCTGTGCATATCACCTTTCAATATATCATCAATTAAACGTTGATCTTTACAAAAACATGATGCTATCCTGACTTCAAGTTGCTTGAAATCAAGCTCAACTAATTGGTGTCCGGGACTAGGATAAATAGCAGAACGGCAAATATTCATTGCTTCTTCATCCCTTTTTGGAATATTCTGAAAATTTGGATTGCTTGATGATCCTCTGTACGAACGTACTAAATGTAAATTATAAAATGGGTGCATTATACCGTTAATAGTTTCCCTTTCAAAAGAATCTAAATAAGTATCCCTTATTTTTTTAAGTTTTTTAATTTGTAAAAGTATGTTTAATTCAGGTATATTTAATTGTACAAGTGCTTCTTCATCTGTGGAACCTTGTTGTTCTGAAGTTGTTTGTTTATCAATTTTTAGTTTTTTGACTTTGTACAAAAAATTACTTAATTGTACTGGACTGTAAATATTTATTTTACTTTTTACAGATTTTTCCCAATCTAAATAAAAATCACTTTTAATAAATTTATGTTCAAGTTTTGTAATTTCTTTTGTTATTTCTTTTTTCTTAGCTTGAACATAATCTATATTTATGTGTAATCCAGCGGATTCAACTTTAGCTAATGCTAAAATTCCATCATGAAATAATTTATATGAATCTGTTATATTAGTCATTTTATTCTAATTTTCCAACTTTTTTTGAATATTGTAAATATTGTTCAATTCTTTCAATTTTTTGAAATCTTAATGTAGGATCAGCAGTATCTAAAATATATACACTACGTAATAATTCAATTATACCTCCAAGATCATTTAATTCTTTTTCAATAATTTCTTTATTGGTAATGAGTGTAGCAGGATGATGATCATTTAAACCAAAACGTAAAGCTTTAGAAACCGCATGTATTACTTCTGCACATTCTTCAGAAAGTATTACTAATAAATGTTCTTCTCTTGTCATTGTATTTTTAATTATTATTTGTTAATTACCCAAGTTAATGCAGCCATTTGTCCTAATAAGTAACTTATCTCATGATTTAATTCATTTCCTTCACTAGATAATAGATCAATTTGATATAATGAATGCAGTTTTTATCAGTTTTCATTCTTTCTCGATTTAGTCTTACAATTTTATTACGTATTTTATCTTCTGTTTTCATTTTAATTATTTTTTAAATACGATTATTATAATCATCATTTGATTTTATATAGCATAATAATAAAAGACAAACTATAATTAATATTATTGTTAATGTTGGTGTCATAATTAAAAAGGTAATGTTAATAATTCAAATTCTTTCATTTGTTTCATAGCTAAACGATATTCGTTAATTGAATCATAAGCACAATATTTTAATGTTTCTTTTTTACCTTCCGGTGTTGCAAAATATTCAAGTAAACGATTCATAGAATTTGCATTCTTTTCATCAATTGCTTGTAAATAAGGTTCCACAGTACTCGAATAATCAATAATGCCAAAATTAACATAGGTTTGAAATTTTAAGTTGGTAATACCTGTACGATTATCCAATATATGTGCTGCTAACATAGCATCATGATACCAACTTTTAACCCTAGTTTTTAGTTTAACCCAACTCCAAGTTTCTTCAAATTTCATATTATGTGAAAACTTTTTAATATACTTATTATTTAGTAAATTAATAAAAGGTTCTCTTTTTTCAATTTCATTAGGCATTGTAAAAACATAAACATTATCTTCATCTGTTGCAACAGAACAACAAACAATTTTATGACTTTTAGCATAAGGTTTTAAACCTGTCGTTTCATAATCAAATGCAATCATTGCATTGTTTGGTATTTGTTCTAAAACACTTAAATCTGTTATATAATTAATAGTAGGTTCTTGATAAACTGGAAATTCTTTATCTAAAATTGCTAAAGCATTTTTTAAATCTTTTTCAAATATATTTGCAACTTCTACACGATTACTTTGCTGCACAAATGATGGTAAAAAAACAGGTGCAATCCAACATTTAAGTTCCTGATCAGGTATTATAAAGCCACGCCATTTATCAATACCTTCCAAAGATTTTTTCCAACGTGAACCAATTACACTTGTTAATGCAATTTTTCCAAACAAAACAATTAACTTAGGTTTGTATTGTTGTATGATACGAAAAATATTTAACTGGCAACAACTAATTTCCTTTGCAGTAGGTATTCTACTTTTACCTGTTTCTTTATCATAAGTAAAACAACGTACAGCATTTATGTTTATACAATCTTTTTCAATATCAATTCCTAATTTATTATAAACATGATAAATATAATTTTCACTACCCTGAAATGGTTTACTTAATTGGTCATCTTGAAAGCTTGTAAAGCTACCAATATTCATAATACCTTTTTTAAATTGACCAAAAGGTTCCATTTTAGGGTTAGGGCAATTTATATCATTTTTATACAAACCACAACTATAACATGAAAATCCTCTTTTTTTAACAGAGAAATTATCAATTTTTGTTTCTTGTTTTGTAAAGAATCCAGTCATTATTGTTCTTTTATACTTAAAGTTGTAAGGTAAGTCCAGTCTTTAGTTTGAAAATACAATATATTCTTATTTAAAATACATTCATCTGTGTATGTTAAAATATCCTTTAACATACTTGCTTTTATTGAAAAAACAATTAGTTCACCGGTATATTGTATTTTCATTTTTTCTCTAAACCAACTACTATCAGATTTACTTTTTATTGTAATAATGTTTTCATTTATTTCAATATCAATAGTATCTACAATACCTTGTTCTTTATTGGTAAAAATAATAGCTTTATCCAAAACTTCATTTAAACTTTTTGGAAAAACAATTTTTTTACCTTTAATATTTTTTAAATATTTTGATGTGTCAACAAATGTTTCTTTATAAGTACGGCATGAAATAATTGTACCTTCTTTTGTACGAAAATGGACCCAACCGTTGCCTTCTGAAACTTTTGTAGGGTTTAATTTAATCAAAGTATTTATAGATGTTGCAGGAATTAAACAAGTATCAATTGGTAATTCATTATCTAATTTACAATGCATTATTCTTAAATTATCACAACTTTCAATAAAACCACTTTTATTAATATGTACACAAATTAGTTTTGGATCACTTACATCACTTGAACAGCCTATTACAACAAATTTCAAAAATTCTATAAATTTATCAGGTAATTTAAACCATTTATTTTTTACAGAAATTTCTTCATCTAAAGGTAGTTTAATTTCTTCAATTAATGTAAATCCTGAAATAGATTTACCTGCTTTTAATACAATTTCTTGTTTTTCATTTTTTGTAATATCAATTTCTTCATTTTTAATTTTTGCAAGAAATTTATAAAGTTCTTCTGCCTTAATTGCACCGGTAATATCTAAATCAGTAATAGGATGGGATATACTTATTTCATCATTATAAGTTACTACACAACCATTTACAAAAGCAAATGAAGTGGATTGTTCAATTATTTCTTTATTTGCTAAACCGGGTTTAACAATTTCAAGTGCATGTTTTAATTCTTCTTTATTAATTTTCATAATTTTATTTTGATTAAACCATATTTTAAATGGAAATATTTTTTAATAATATTTGGAAAATTCATTTTAAACCTCAATAAACTCTTATTGTTTTTACTTGCTTGCATAAATGACATTTTTTTAAAAATTGCGGGAACATTACACCATCCACTTAATGCCATATAAAAAGAAGGAAAAGGACTTTTTCTCCATTTTTCAAATTTCATTATATATGGTAAGCATTCATATTTCATTAGAATATTAAGTCTTTCAAATATTTCAACCAAATCATTTTCCCAAAACTTGTCATCATATTTGTTATTTTTATCAAATGCACAAAATATATAAAATTTAGGAATTTTGTTTGGCATATACTTTTTAAACAATTTTATTTTTTCTTCAATTATTTCTTTATCTTCATAATTATCAAATGCAAATATGTAATCACCATCATATTTACTTTCAGATAATATTTTTGCTTTTTTTTCTGTTAATAAGCGTATATCAAGACCTTGATTATAACAAAAAGGTTTTTTAGTTTCTTGCAATTGTTTGAATATAATTTCCCAATATTTTCCAGAACCAAATACATTATCGTCTAGTAATATAATTTTCTTTCTTTTTTCATCAACAAATTCTGATAATGGACTATGCAATGTTACAGTTTTAACACCTCTATTGAAACAAAAAGAACATTGTCTAAAACATCCTCTCGTTGTGAATCCGATAGAATAATCTAAATAATTTTTAAAATATTTTCTTTGTCTTCTTTTAAATCTAATTTCATTTTTTATCCATTCATCATATAAGTGATAATCAGGAAAGTGATGTTCTATTTCATCAGGTAATCTTGGTGTTTTTGAATACTCTGGTTCTTTTTGTCCTTTTTCATAAAAAAATCCTGATCCACCATATTCAACAAATGGTAATTTTAAAATAAATTTTGGTATGTGTGAATCAGTAAAAACTTTTGAAACAAAAACTTTATCATATTTGCTTTGAAAAAGAGCACTTGGACTAAGCTCTTCAAAAGAAATAAGTTTTACTTTATGTCCAAGTGCTTTATAATAACCTGATAATTTCATCAAAGCAAGATTGGGAAAATTATGATGTTTTCTACTGATTAGTTCAACATCAATCATTCCAATATACATGATTTATTTATTTGGATTTTTATATTTTTTTTACATCTTCTGCATGTTTGTAGAAGTTTTTTTCGGTGGTAAGAATCATGTACCAAAAACGTTTACTCTGTTTGTGCCAAAAGTACTTTTCAAGTTTTCCTTTTCTTTTTTCTCCTGTTTTGTCAGTAAAAGTTACCGTATCACCTTTAGCAAATCCTTTAGGCCATTCAACTTTAGCATGTTTTTCTACTTGTTCTTTAACTTTTTTAGCAGGTTTTTCTACCTTTTTCTCTGTGGTAAGACCTTGTTCAGCAAGAATATCAAGCATTTTCTTTTTAAGGGAAAATACACTTGATTTAGCTAGTAATGATTTACGTTTCTTTTTAAACTCGTCATTTTCCTTTACCAAATTTTGCAAATCAGCTTTTTTAGCTGTTTCTTTTACCGTTATTGCAAGATTTTCTTCTTCATCCTCTTCTTCATCCTCTTCTTCTTCTGGTTCAGGAACAATTATCTTTTTATTTTTTTTAACGGGTTCAGGTTTATCTTTTTCATTACCTTTTTTTACTGGTGGTAAGTCTTCATCTTCATCTTCATCAGGTTCAGGTTCAATTACTTTTTTACCTTTTTTTATAGGAATAGGTTCAGGTTTATCTTTTTCATTACCTTTTTTTACTGGTGGTAAGTCTTCATCTTCATCTTCATCTTCATCAGCATCTTCGTCCTCATCAGCATCTTCGTCCTCATCCTCGTCTTCATCAGCATCTTCGTCCTCATCAGCATCTTCATCCTCATCTTCATCCTGATCAGCATCTTCGTCTTCATCAGCATCTTCATCCTCATCTTCATCCTGATCAGCATCTTCGTCTTCATCCTCTGTGCCATACTTTTCAGCTAAGCCGTCAAAAATGGCCTGTGTAGTTTTGGTAAATTTGTCACCTTCTTCAAACAGTTGAAGAACAGTATCATAAAGTTCCTTTGCAAATTCATCAAGTTCCATTTCATTATACGCTATTGCAGGATCAACTCCCACAACTTTGTCCAGCTCTTTATAAGCTGCAACCAATTCCTTTTTTGAATAATTTTTTGCCATAATAAATAAATTTTGATTAAATAAATAAATAATTAAGTTAAATATAAGGTTTTTAAACCGTTTTCAATTAAAATACAAATATAGTATTATTTTTAACAAAAACAAATAAATTTAAAGTTTTTTTTAATATTTTATTAAAAATTGTTATATAATGTAAAAATAACAGGGGTAAAATTACAAAAAGTGCTTATTATGTTAAATAAAATTAAAACATCATTTAAAAACAAGTTACTACATGAAGTTAAAAGAACGCCCGGGCGTCACCGTAGCCGGTTCCCTGTTATTTTTATTATTATTATTATGTATTTCGTAATTCATAAACTTCATCATTATCAAGTAAACGAACATCTACATCAGTACCATCAACAACACATAATACAGAAGAATCAAAATCAATAAATCCTTCTTTAATATGTAAAAGTACGTGTCCATGATCAATACAAATATTTTTAACAGTAATCATAAGATCACCTACTTTTGTATCAACAGCCTTTATTATCGAGTTTTGTCTTATTAATTTACCTTTCATTTTTATAAATTTTTAATCACTATCTTTCATATCTTGCTCTGGCAGATATGTATCCGTCATTTTTTCTTCTTCATAATTTTTATCAGTTTTAAGATTTTCTAACATACGCATACACATAGCAGCAGTTTGTTTTAATTCCATTTTTACATCTTCAATAGAACCACATCCATCTATATAATGTAAAACAGCTTTAGTTACTTCACCAGCTTCTTCTTGCATTATAGCAAGTTGTTCCAACATATCCTTTGGATATTTTGGATGAATCCTTTTTGCACGTTGTAATTCATGATCTATTGCCATGTACTTTTCTAAACGATTTGATTCTGCATTCATTTTTTTAACTTTTTAATTTTAATATACTAATTAACGTTTTATCCAAATAACTTCTTTTTTATCTGGTATGGTTTCTATTACTCTTTGTTTGCATCTTTCACAGATGTAAGATATATAGTGATCAGATGGAGTCACCATATATGAGATACTGTCTAAGTCTAAAATGTATAATTTTGCATAAATAGAATAACGTTTTATGTCTTTCCCAAAAACATGCCCTCTTTCCTTACAGTACTTGTTTACAGAATCTGAATTATTGTATGTAGTTAACTCTTTAATTCTTTCTTTATAAATAGAATCATCCTTTTCTTGTGCTACTTTCAATATGGACTCATAACGATTTACTTGTGCTGATATATTTACACAAATAAATAAGAACAATAAAATAATAAATACTTTTTTCATTTTTTCATTTTAATTTAAATATGAAGTACTTTTTCAATAAAAACATCATCTGGCATATAGTCAGCCCCCATAATATGTTTTATATTCCCTACCTCTTTTTGCACGTATATATCTTATTTGTGGTCCACGATAATTAATAACACCTGTACCTGCCATTTCATAAGTTTTTACACATAAATTATCATGTTCTTTTTTTAACAATTGCAATTGTTTTATCAAATCTGAAATTTTCATAATCAAAAATTGTTTTTTAGTTCTAAAATATTGTTAGCTATACAAGCAAATTGATTATGTTCTGCAAGTAAATTAAGTAATTGTACAAAAACTTCATGTCTATTACTTTCTATGTGCTTTATATAATCAATATTTCTTTCAAGTTCACTAATCTTATTTTTTAATTCACGATTTTCATTTTGAACATTACGTAGTTCCCATTTGTCTGCTTTTTCTTTTAATGCACTTTCAAATTCATAATTATTCATAGCTTTTTAATTTTAATATTGTAAAACATATTTATTGGTTCATTCTTATCAACTAAAATATCTATTTTATTACTCCAACGTTTATTCATTAAATCTTCAACAAAATAGATACCATCATAAATTTCAGTTCCAGTAATTAAAACCTTATCACCAAAATTAAAGAATTTTAATAAATCTCTGCTTATGGCAATAAACTTATAATCATTATAATTTTCTGTCTTTATTTCTTTTAAGCTGGCTGTAGTTGTTCCTGTTTTGTATATTGTTGCAGTAACAATAAATTCATTAAAACTATGATCAAAATGAATTATATAGTTTTTAATAAATTTTTGTTCATTATGCAAATGGAATATACAAAACAATAGGATTATTATAATTAATAATTTTTTCATATTTATTTTTTATTAATAAAAACTTCCTAAAAATGGTCGGCCAATTTGCAAACGTTGTAAAACATAGACTTCTTGTGAACTATGAAAATCACCTTCACGTATTACAATCTTATTTATACGCATTATTCCTAATTCTTTTTCACGTCCGGTTTGATCCTGATTTAAGCCATACATAGCCGTAACATGGCCATACTTACGTTTATCCTCAGAAAAGTTAGTCATTTCCAAACGATCTTTATTATAACTCATTGCATCTGATTGAGTAGGAGCTACAACTAAACAATTTTCTTCCTGTGAAATAGCTCGTAAACCTTGCCATATTGCATTCTGTTGATGTCTAAACTCTTTTAGAAAACCAGAATAAGCTAGTAAATCAGCATAATCAATTAATATTACATCAGCAATAAAACCTTGTTCACGCCATTTACGTAATTTTTCTTTTACTTTTTCAATGGTTAATGTCCCATTTGGATATGTTATAAGTTTTATTTTCCTTTTTACTTTAATAAAAAATCTTTTAACTTTTATTTTTGCTTCACGTGTATTCAATGGGGACTTAATAAAAATCTCTTTTAACCAGACTGCTCCCCATTTATTCCTTGACCAGTCAACACAATTATAACAAGGTTTATATAATGGGTTATCTTTGTAAGCTTCTATTAATTCTTGTTTGGTTACAGTTTTTCTTATTTCAGTTTCAGGCTTAGTAAAAATACCAAATTTACATTCCCTTATTTTTTTATTACAAGTATTACATTGATTTTTAATGCAGTCTTGTACTGGAATATATTGTTGACCACAATATTTTTCAAGGTTAGATTTTCTTGCTAAGTAAATACATATACGTATTAATTGTTGATTTTCAGTCATATCACCTGCCTGGAATAATGCTACTTTTTGCTTTTGTTTGTAGGCTTGCATCATTAATTCTAATAGCTGAAAAGTTTTCCCGCGTTTTTCTGGACTTAAAATACTAACAAAAGCACCCCTGACTAATTGATCATTCCAAAATTCACCTAAAGCACCGGGAAAGTGAATAACATTTTGATAAGTTGTATCAAAAGCACTTTCTATTTTATTTAGTACTTCCGGTTCTGATAAATCTAATTCGTTTTCATTGTCATTTTCTTTAAGACTTTTAAAATTTTCAGCCAATTTTATTGCCTCGTCCACTTTATGTTTGACTAACATGGCTGTAATAGCCTCTGAATGCAACGTGAGAAGCCTTTCCTTAAAGTATTTTTTGGTTTGGGCTAAAATGTACGTTACATTGATTTTACCTTGCTCAAACTCGTTTGAGAGGCTAGGTAATATTTCTTGCTCTATCTCTAAAGCTAGGGTTTTTTCAATATTACCCTCTTTTAATTTTTGTATGTAAATAGTTTCAATATCCCTTACAGGGGCAACCCTATATTTTTTGAAATATTCCCAACACCAGTTAGATATTAAACGTGCCGTTGCACTTTCAATAAACTCAGGATTCCATTCTGATTCTAATTGACGTAAATATTCGGTTTGGGTGATAAGGGATATTATAATTTTTCTTTCAATCATAAAATTATTATTTGTTTAATAATTTAATATTATTTTTGATTTCAGCAAAATACTTTCTTAACCTTAGCTCTTCTACTAAATCAGGTTTATCTCTTTTATAAAGTTCATCTATATACATTGGAATAACCATTGCACCATGGCATAAATTACAAGTTTCAAAACCATTACTAATTGAAGTAGGTGAACCATACCAATTATTAATTAGTATTTTTCCATTACCATTACATTTAGGACATAATTGATATGGTATGTATTGAATTGTTTTCTTATTTTTTTTCATTTTACCTATTCCTTTTATACATTTTTCCATTATGACGAATAAATAAATTATAACCATTCTGTGCATTATTAATTTGCTTTTTGGTCATTTTATTATTATGATGGTTATAATACAAATAAGTATTACCTTTCTGAGAATCATAAAAGGGTAAACTTTTTGATTGTTTAGTAGGTACAGTACAACTATTCAAAACAAATAGTAGAATTACTACAATTATTATTATGAAAAAAGTTACAAATAATAAATTGACTTTTTTGTTATTAATTTTTTGTTGCATGGTTTATAATGTTTTTATTGATTAATAGTCTTCTTCGGAATTAAAATTTTTGCCCATTTCATCAAAAGATGGTATAAACTTTTTATCTTCATTATCATTCCAACTTTTCATTTCGGCAGGATCATCTACCCAACGTTGTTGGTGAATCCATGTGGCTGGCAATGGTACAAAACCTTTTTTCCAACGTTGTGTTTTTTTCTGTGCTTCTAATGCATTTAAAATTGTAGGCCAACTAGGTTTTTCACCATTCTTTTTGGCACATAATTTATTCCATTCTGTCAAGGCTTTGCCTTTAACATCTTTTCTTGGGTAAATTTGCCAAAATTCATTAAATTTTTTGGTAGTTATTGAATCCTTTGTTTTTTGAAAAAATCCGACGTTATCTTTATTAGTACTTAAAGCATTTGTATTAATATTAGTACTTAAAGCATTTGTGGTGTTATTTTCCTGCGGGTGGATTTTAACACCACTGGCTTTTTGTAATAATGGATGATCTTTCGACCAAATAAATTTAACCTTTGTATAGTACCCAGTTATTTGATTATTATTTTCATTTTTTCTTTGTATTGTTTCAATTAAACCCAGTTGAATTAAAATTTTTCTATACTTTTTTACTTTATCACTTCCCCATTTTAAAGCATCTGCTACATAATCATTTGTAGCTCTAGGAATATTTGTTCTTTGCCATTTAGCTGTGTAGTAATAAAACCAATATAGGCTTAGTAGTTCTGCTGGATGGTCTTGTTTTAAAATTAAATCTGATAATGGTTTGCTTAAAACGATAGGTTCTTCGTTTTCATCATAGGATACTTTATTCATACTTTTATTATTTTTAAATATAAAAAGGTAGGTTTCAGTGAATGTGGCACCTACTCCCTAACCTTTTCTAAGCCGTAACACTAAAATAAAAAACACTAAAAACAAAGAAAAACCATTATTTATATTCCACATTAATATAATAATGTTAAATTCCTTTTTAAAGCTTTAATTAAAACATATACAAATATATAAATTTAATTTTTAATAAACAAATTTATTCGTTACTATTTTATAATTCGTTGTAATACAATAAGTTACATATTTAACATAAGCATATTCATAAGGTAAATTATTATGAATAGTTATTCAATTAACATAATACACGATGACTATGTAATTCATGTATTTTTTCAAAACCATAATATTCATCAATAACATAGTTAATATCATCAGGAATTTCAACCACTTTTAATTTAGCATGATAACCATTTGCTTTTTCTTTTAAAGTTTCAACAGCATCAATTAATAATGGATCAGTTCTATTATAACCATCTGGTGTCATTTCTAAAACAAAACCATACCCATAAAAAATAGTATTTTTTGATTGTTGTGCGTAATGCTAACGAATCCACTCACCAGCAATATTTTTCATTGAAACTCCTTGGCTTTTTAATTGCTCTGGCAATCTCTGAGATGTTTCAAAACGCAATTCTTCACAGTTAATGAAAATATTAACCGATGTTGTTTCTTTTGGCATGTAAAGTTTTAATACTTCATGCAACTCATGTAATTTTTCTTCAATTTCTCGTGTCATAGTTTTGATTATTAAAGCACTACGCACAACACGCAATATAGCAAATGGCTGTATTCGTGGTATTTGTATCGGTCTGCATCGCATTGGCTTCGTAGCGGTTTGACAGGTTCGTAGCCCGTAATCAGCCACTTGCCATATTGCCACCGTTACCTGCCATTTAATCCCAAGACAGGCTGAGTAACACGGATTAAAATGTCCGTAATCCTTAGTGGTATTTTGAAAAGTGCATTTTTGATTAGTTCAAAGCGTTTTTTGTAGAAAAATCTTTGATACTTCCTGTTGTCAGGTTCACGCATTCTCAATTTTTCGTAAGGAACAAACTGGTACAAGTCACCAATTAGCACTCCTTTTTTGTTGTAAAAATGTACTTTACAACCAGCGTGGTATCCATTATCATTTAATACTTCAACAAGCATTCCGTAACGGACATTTTTGTAATTTACTTCTCTGTTTTTCATTTTAAATTTATTTATAAGTGTTTAACAATCAATTAAAAACGGCAGGTAACACAAGCTATAACCAATAGAGGTTTCAGTGGTTAATCCAACGTTGTAACTCGCTCTAAGTTCATGGCAAAACTACCATAACATTTGTTTATTACTATTTTTATATTTGTTTATTTAGTTCGTGTTCGTATTATTTTATTTGTTTTGCCAGTCCATGACCAATACATGAACTGCAAATACCTGATTTTACCATTTTTATCGTTTATCCAAATTCCCATTTGAGAATTTATATGATTTTCAGGTGGTTTTTGTATAATATGTTCACTGTTTAGGTAAAAACCTGTTCTTCGTATTTTTGGTGGTTCTTTACAAATTTTAATTATGTTACCTACTTGGTAGGATAATTCATGCGGTTTTATTTTTTTCATCTTTTATTAATTTTTTAGTAAGTTTAATTGTTGCTTTCAATACTTTAATTCTTGGTATTATTTTACCTTTTGAAAACCAATAATCAATATCAACAAGCCAAATATAAGTAAAATTACAAGGACGAAATTCATAAAGTTCAGGAAAAGTTATTTCTAAATTATCAGGAACATTCATATAATTATTATAGAAAAAATATGCACAAAGTCCTTTATTTGTATGCAATTTTATTTTTTTAAATGGGAAAAATAAAGAAATTCTATAATCATGTAAAGCCTTTTTATAAATTTTTAATCTTTCCTGTTTTAGTGTATTTAAACTATAATTTTCCATATTTTTCATAATCTTTAAATTATTATAAATTTTTCAGAAATAAAATAATCCTTTACTGTTTTTGTAACAACCATTTCGTTTCTTCTACGACACGTAGCAGATAAGGAAGGTTTACAGAAATAAAAATTTTTTGTTAATATTTCTGGTTCTGGCGTACTTAAATATTTTTTTAAACCTTTAATGTTAGAATTTTTTTCATTAATACTAACAGCAAAATGTTTATAAATATGTTTGCAAGATTCTTCATAAATAAAAGAAACTTCAATTTTTTGATTATTAATTACTTTTAAAAAGTACATTATTCTAATTTTTAAAAAGTTTAAAACTATTTTCTTCATTACATTCACTAAAGTTTTCTGATGTACACCAATCTTTCCATCCCCAATTTGAATTTATTGGTGAAGTCCATAATCCACCTTTAGGTTTACAAAAATATAATCTATTTTGTATTGGTAAAAATAATTTAGGAGCATAAATTTTACTTCCATAATGAATAAGAGTAAGATTTGTAAGTTTTTCTTTTTCACAAATATAAATAATATTATTTGATTTAACTTTTTCCATATTATTTATTTCTTAATACTTTAGTGACTAATTTATTTGCTTCATATTTAGATAATCCACCGGGATCACCTTTAATTTTTACGTTCCAAGCATTAACACCCCTGAATTTTAATTCAGATATTAATTTATTTGCCTGTATTTGTGCTTGTGGCTCATCATCATAAACAATAGCAATCTTTTTAAATGTATTTGCCATTATTCGCACTTGCTCATGTGTGTATTTTATACCACTTGTAGCAAATGCAAATTCACCTAAACGCCAAACATCAGTTGGACCTTCTACACAGATTCCAATATCAGGATTCCATTTTTCCTGATTGCCATAAAGTATTTGTTTATGACCTTTAATTTCATATTCAGCAGGACAAGCCTGATATTTATTCAATTGTTTATCAGTAATATCCCTTGCATCAAAAGATACAGTTTGACCATTCCATTCAAAAGGAATAATTATACGAAATTTATAGTTATATTTATCTAACATAGCAATTGGTCCGGTAGCTTTTATATGCCATTTTTCAATTGTTTTATCTGGATCAAAATTTCTGTTAAGCAAATATTTTCTATGATTACTTTGTAATTCATTTGTATTAGTAGGAAAACTAAAATCAATTTTTTCTATGATTTTATGTTGTATTACAGTTCTTGTAATACCATATTGAGGCAATAGTTTTCTTACTTCATCATACTCAGGAATATTAAGTAAAGTTGATAGTGTTAAAACCGGTGAATGCCAGCCACATCGCCAACACATGAAATATTCATCTTGTAAATTCCAGCCTAAATGTAATCCTGCATTTCCTGTACAAAATGGACATTCACAATTAACCCAGCCGGGCCGACAATGTTTGTGGTCTTCAGTTTTATATTCTATTCCAAAATCATTATACAAACGAATTATGTCCATTTATTCTTCACCTTCCCACATATTATAAGTTCCCTCAGTTATGTAACCATGTTCGTAAAGCTCTTGTTTAACAGGGATTGCAAATTGATTAGGTTTTCTTTTACATGTAATAGTTTTACTATTACGACTTTATAAATTGTTTTGAAATTTATTATAGCCTCTTTCATTAATAAAACTAAACTTATTTTTTGAAGTTGTTCCAAATATTTTTTGGAAATGCTTCATTTTTACATAGATAGCTCTGCCTGTTTTATAAGCATTTTCAGGTTTTACACTTTCATCGCTTTCAATTGAAGATTTATCTTCATCAATTTCAATTAATAAAATATAATCTTCTTTTGTACATTCAGGACAAAGATCAATTCCAGTAATTGTATTCTTTTCAAGAGTATTTTTTAATCTTTTATCTAAGATTATTCCAATTTCAAATTGTTTTCCACAAAAAATACAAATTTTTGTATCTAAACTAACATAACTTTTTTCCATTTTATTTTTATTTAGAAATTATTCTTTTATTTGTTTAAATACTTCTTCAGTTAAAATCTTTCGGCAGATATTTGCAGTTTTCATTCGATTTTCTTTTTTAGCAGCAGCATAAGCAGCAGCATAAGCAGCAGCATAAGCAGAAGCAGCATAAGCAGCAGCATAAGCAGCAGCATTAGCAGCATAAGCAGCAGCATTAGCAGCATAAGCAGCAGCATTAGCAGCATAAGCATCAGCATAAGCATCAGCATAAGCAGCAGCATCAGCATAAGCAGCAGCATAAGCAGCATAAGCAGCAGCATAAGCATCAGCATAAGCAGCAGCATAAGCAGCAGCAGCATAAGCAGAAGCAGCAGAAGCAGCATCAGCAGCAGCAATTTTTAATTCTAAATTAGTAGCTTTTCCTCTACCATATTGAAAAGCCACATAAATTGCATCTTTACTTCTTTGGTCTTTCATTAAGTGTTTTATAGTATATGCACAAAGAGATTTAGCTAATACTAATTTTCTGCCATCAACTTGCAGTTTTTGTGCTATCCATAGCATCCAATCTCCACGTTCACATTTTTCCCATGCTTCTTCTGAAGTTTCAAAAGAATTATAAAATATTAATGCCTTTTTGCAGGGATCAAATTTTTTAATATTATATTTTTTCATTATTCTGCTTTTTTATAAATTGTTTCACCATTATTAAATGTAGCAAATTTTACTAAAGGTTCAGAAAATTTTGTATAAATATCTTCTACTATTTTCACAACTTTTGGTATTTCTTTTTCAATATATTTAAGAATATTTTTACTTTGAATTTTTAACATTCCTTTATTAGGATAATTATTATACTTAATAATATATTGAATATCATTAACATCAGGAATATCTTCATAAGTTAATTGCTCAATATCAATTAATAATTCCCAATCTAAATTAGCACCTTTATAATAACCTGATCTTATTACACAACGTAAACGAATACATATATAACAATGAGCAATTTCTTTTTCTGAATAAACTTCTGCAAAATACTTACCGGAAAAATTGCGTTCACGATCACATATATTTAATTCTTTATATTCTAATATAGATTTTTGCAAAGATTCACGTAAGTTAGCAATAAGATCATCATATTCCCATTCTTCAGGATAAATAAGTTCATTACCTACATTATGATTTTCATCATTTAAAAGTAATGGTTCTTCTTCATGTGGCATAAGCACAGCAAATACCTTTGAAGTATTTTTGTTATAAAAATTACTTGTACTCATTTTTTAAATACTTAAAGCATCATACATTTCTTGTGTTTCAAACCTATCATGGATAGGTATAGGGTATTTTGCAGGAAATCTACTATCACTTGAATAAATAAAGTTTCCACCAAACATAGGACCAACCATTCCTTCTGGTTGTTGAATTGGTTCTGCATGAACATAATCACCCCAACCAAAATTTCTTTTAACAAGTTTTACAGAATTAGTTTCATCACCTATAAATGGACCTTCTGTATCAACCAAAATAAGATTATCTTGCTTTGCAGAAATACCATTATTGGTACAATCGTAAGTACCATACCTGTAAACATCAACGGATAAACCTTTAGTCTTCATCTTTAAAAGAATTAATCTGTTCAACATTCATTTTTTCACATTCCATTCTTATAACAGGATGCCAAATTTCAGGAATATTTGTTCCCGGAACATAATTTTCCCTTGCCCATTTACGAAATTTAATTTCTTCTTCGGGCCTTAATTTACTAAAGAGCCAATTTTCCATTTTTTAATTTTTATTGAAGTTTATTCAAGTCTGTATAAATATTATATAAATGATACCACAGGTCATTTTGACCTGTTTTCCAAGTACAAAAAGCATTAACCAATTCTAAATTAGAAAGTTGATTAATTGTGTAATCTTTAGATTGATCTTCCGGTGTTTTTGCACCATGTCTTAGGCGTATTACATCTAATACTCCTAATTTTGCAAGTTTTTCAACATTTTTCATTTTTCTTTGTTTTTACGTGTTCTTACTTTAATATTCTTAATTAAATCCAGTATTTTTTGAGTAGCAGCATAAACAGAAATTTGTTCATAATTATTAGATTTATCTAAAAACTGGGTAGTACGACGAGCACACCAGTATATCTTGTAAGGATGATCACTATCAAAACAGGCTGAATACTTTATCTTTATAGGACAACTGCCACAATTATATTTATACCGATATTTAGCACAGAAAGGACACTGTGCAGGATGTTCTTTTAATTCAGGAACAGCTTCTTTAAGTTCATCTTTAGTTGCAAAATGATTTTTAACAAGAAATTCCCATTTTTTAATAGATAATTCTTTCATTTGTGCAATAGTCATATTTTTTTCATAATAAATTAGTTTTATTTTTGTAAATATATATATGCCATTTATTGCTAAGTTCATGCCAAAAATAAGTATTATCCAACCACATAAATGCACACTGAATAAGGTTAGCTTCACTATATTTTTTAAAATTGATTTTATCACCTATACCATAATATTCATCAGAATTTAGATTTTTCATGAATTTTTTATAGCAACCTTGTTCTTTTAAGAACGTTTCAAGTTTTTTGTTTTTTAATGTTGTTGTTTTCATTTTTATTTATATAGAATATTGTTCAATTAAAAAATTTTGTTCATTCTCGCTTAAATCTCCAATAAATATTATATCATCTTCTTTGTGAACATAATTTTTTCCTTTTACATTAATAGTGGTAATTTCTGTAATAATGAGCAATGCACCAATAAGAGATTCATAACCCATGCCACTATCAAGTGAACCATCCAAACCTTTTTCAGCTTGTTCAATAATATCACTTTTAGTTTTAGCATACAATTTTCTTGCAGGGTAACTACCTTTACCACCTCCCCAATAATTACCGTAAACAAGTCCTGTTGATTCAAATTTTTTCTTTGTTTTCATTTTTCTTTGTTTTTATTAATTTGTAAATAACTATTAACTAATTCCATTATGGTTGATTTATCTTTATATTTTTTGCCATCAATAACATTATTTATAATTTTTTCTTTTCTATTTGTAATATTAATGATCTTTTCTTCAATGGTATTAATACCGATTAAACGCCATATTGTTACAGATTTTGTTTGTGTAATACGATGAATCCTGTCATAGGCTTGTATATGTTGACTAGGATTATACACATACTCAATTATAGCTGCATTAGAAGCCGCTGTAAGGGTTATCCCAGTCCCGGCAGCTATTATATTACCAAAAAACAAACGCACCTTAGGATCGTTTTGAAAGCTATCTACGGCCTTTTGTTTTTGCTTATCAGTCATACCACCTTCAACTTTTACAGCATCAGGAAATTTTTCCATTAAATAAGCTAAAGTTTTACGATGGTAGCAAAAGACAACAAGCTTTTCATCACTTTCTAAAAAGTTTTCAATCCATTTTACAATTGTATTCAACTTTCCTTTTATTGCAAGTTGACGTAAGATGTTTAGCTGTGCAAGTACGGGCACAGCTAATGTCTTTTCTAACTTTAAATAAGTGAGTTTATTTATTTCTAAATCTGTTAATTCATTATTAGTTTTTATTTTATTACGCTTTGCAAATTGTTTTAATTCCTCTTTAGTTCCTTCACTCATAGAACTAAATTTTTCCTGTAAAAACGTAATAAATGTTTTTTCTGCTTTTTGATATTCAATTTTATTGTCAATAGAAATATAAACGTTTACTATATTTTTTGGTGGTAAATCTTTTAAAACATCTATTTTTTTACGACGAATCATTATTGTATTTTTCAAAATAGTATTTAATTTTTTTGTATTTGTTGCACCTGAAAAATCCCAACCAAGCCAAGTTTTTTTAGCTCCACAATATTCTTTTGCAAAATCCATAAAATTTGGAAATAGTGAAGGTCTAATAAAATGAATAATGTTATAAATTTCAGCAGGACGATTTTCAATTGGTGTACCGGTTAAAGCTAAAGCATAATTAATATCTTTTGTTATTCGTTTAAAAGCCTTTGTTTTTCTTGCTTTATTATTTTTAATGCTTTGTGCTTCATCAGCAATGATACAATTAAAATCTATATTTTTTAAAGATTGTACCCAGTAGTGAAGTATATCATAATTCACTACTACAATATCACTTTTAATTTTATATGGTATAACACCGTTTAAAATTTGTGAATCCATTTTTAACCATTTTTTAATCTCACGTTGCCAATTTTCTTTTAATCCTGCTTGACAAATAATTAATAATGGAAAAGTATCATATCTTGTTTTTACCCATGAAAGAGCTTCTACTGTTTTTCCCAATCCCATTTCATCCGCTATTAAAGCTCTTCCTTGTTTTTTTTCAATTAGTTTAACACATTCTTTTTGAAAATGGTGTAATTTTAATTTTTTAATTTGAGTAATTGCTTTTGATTTATTTATATCTTTTCTATTTTCTAATTCTTGTATAAAAATATTTTCCTTTTTCCATTCAATTAATGCTTTAGAGAAAACAAAATTTAATTCACTTAATAACAATACTGTATTTTTTGTTAAAGGTGTTTCCCAGAAATCATTTTTAACCATTTTAATTTCTGCTATTGTATTAAGTTTTTCCAATAATTTTCTTTCTAAAGGAAAAGTCAGTTTAATTATTTTGCCTTCTTTTATTAATTGAGCTGTTCGCATTATATCTTTTTATATTATAGTACTGATGTTTCAGTTAAAAATATAACTGAAACATTTCTGCATTAGCGTCGTCAGAGTACTTAGTTAATTCTTATTAAATATGAATTTATCTGTTTTTAACACAGATTGTTGTTCTTCTTGTTTTTTAAAAAGTGTGTTAAGTGCATTCCAATACGCAAAACCTTCTGGTGTATCACCAAAAACGAATTGTGTTATCATATCATTAATCGTGTGAGAAACTTCCCATCCAAGCAATTTTTCAAGGTGAATATCTATGTTATTCTTTAGTAAATTATTAACAAATTTGTCTAAAGCATTATTCTTTTCTAAGAATAGGTAGAGATTTTTCTCTATTTTTAATTTCATCTTATTTATTTTTTTTATTGGGTTCCAAAGAAATGATTCCAAAAAAACAAGATAATACTATCAATAGAACAATAAGCAGAACCAACTTTGCCCCAATTAAGGAGCAAATGATTGCCAATAAAAGACAAAATGCGGACAGGATAAAATTGTTTTTCATTTTTGTAAAATATAAGGATAAAAGTAAAACAATAGAAAAATCATTAATGCAAAAAATGTCAAGTATTCCATAAATTCAAAGAATACAATATTCTGTCGATATAAGGCTTGAATAAACTTGATTAATTTTTTCATTTTTTATATTATTTTATTAAGTTCTTCTTTTGTTATAGAAAAAACAATCTCTGCATTTTGTCCTTTGTGTATTCTCCACGTTGTACCATCAAAAGACGGAACAAATCCATTTTCCCATAATGTGATTATGGATTGAAATGGGTTTGTAAATGGTTTCAAAGTTTCAAAATTGTTCCATTTTTCTAACATGAAAAATGATGAAATATAAGCATTTACAGAAGCCCCAACAGAAGCCCCAACAGAAGCCCCAACAGAAGCCTCAACAGAAGCCCAAATAGAATCCCTAACAGAATCCCAAATAGAATCCCTAACAGAAGCCCCAACAGAAGCCCCAACAGAAGCCCAAATAGAATCCCTAACAGAAGCCCAAATAGAATCCCTAACAGAAGCCCCAACAGAAGCCCTAACAGAAGCCCCAACAGAAGCCCAAATAAAAGCCCTAACAGAATCCCAAATAGAATCCCAAATAGAATCCCATTTTTTTAATAATAATGCTAAATCATTATTATTAAATTTTTCTTTATTGTTTATTAGTAAAGGGCTTATTATAGGTTTTACTATTAAAGGTTCAATAATTGTTTTAAAATTCAAATATTGTTGTACCCATTTTTTTGATAATTCAGAAGTATCCTTTTCTGTGTTTATTTGATCCACAGTAAACTCCCCGGTTAAAGGATTATATTCATACTTGTTCATTTTATCTTCATCTAATTTATAAAATGCACAAATACTTGTGTGAGAATCAGGACTATACCTTTCTGGGTTATTACATAACATTTGTTTACGTAATTCCCAATCAAAATAATACTTATTATTATTTTGATCAACAACGAAACTAAAAAAGTTACACATAATTATTTATTTTTAAGGTTTTTAAGATATACATTTCTAATGTACTCTTTTGAATAAATGCCTTCAAACAATTCAAAAGTATCCACCAAATCACCTGTGTAAAAACACTCAAAGTTTTCAAAGGCATCAAGAATTTCTGCTTCTTCAAGTTTACCTTTTTTAATTTCTAAGCCTTTCCACAGTTTTATTTCATCCATGCCTTCACGGAATTTTAAAAAATAACCTTCAGGCATGTAACCACCAGCCCCCAGAGAAATGTATTTTTCATTTTCTCTAAGTTTCGTTTTACCTTTTTCGAATTGATCATGAGAGAATGCAAAAAATACTTTGCAATCTTTCATTAACTGATCAACTCTTTTTTGTTCTTCGTTTTTAATTTCACTTAAATTCATCATAATTTATTTATAAGTTTTTCAATTGCAGTTCTTTTAAATGGTGGAAAAATCCAACCGGGTCCACAGGGTAAATGAAAATTGAAACTTCCACCCAAAGCTTTTAATTCATCTTTGATTACTTTTGTTCCTAATCCTGTAACTACAATAGCGTTTTTATAAGGAGCAATTTTAATATCAGAAGATTCAATTTTAACTTCTGTTTTAGTTTCAACTTCATTTTTAACCTCAACTTCAGGCTGAAGCACCCAACCACTAATAGTTGATTTAGTATATTCAAAATACAAATTGGAAGCTGTAAACGGAATAGCTACATTTAATTTTTCTTTTGAAACATCCGTAAATTCAATCCATTTCCAATGTTTCTGTCTTGAATTTTCTTTGCCATATATACGAATATTATATGTAACTGTAACTTCATTCTCATTAAAATTGTTTCTTAAAACAAGTTGTAACCCATCATAAATGGGTGCATCTTTTTTGTATTCATAACCAGCTTCACTGACCACTTTTTTAAATTCTTCTATTAAAGGTTTTTCCTTTTCCATTCTTTCCTGTCTTTCCTTTAATATTTTAGCTTCCCAGGCTTGATGTTCAAGCCTTTTTTCATTTTCCTTTTTCACAATTACATCAGTAATGTTATCAAAAGAATCTTTTAAGATATTTTCAATTAAGGGAATTACATTTTCCTGTTTAATAGCATCTACACGTATAAAGGCTACTAAAACGAATGTCCCAAAGATTTGACCCATATAAATGCCGGAACTACCAATGAATAGTTCTTTATTGATATGATTAACAAAACTTTTCATTTTTGGTAACAATTCTAAATATTGTTCTTTTGATGAAAAATATTCTGACGTTTTATGTATTTCGTATTCAGTACATGATTTACGAATAAACCAATCAGAATGTTCCTGACAGGTTTTGTAAATCAATTTTTTCTTTAAAGTATCAATGGCGTTGTATTTTACACCAATGGATAAATTTTTGTTTTGAAACAAATTTTTGTATCCATTAATCCAATTCACTTTTAATTCAGGGAATAATCCATGAATAGTAATTTGTGTTTTATACTTAAACACTGGCACACCTAACGTTTCAAGGTGTTCAGTTGTAACACCCTGATTTTCTATTTGATCTAAAACTTCTAACGGAATAATTTTATCACTCCGGTTTATAATGTTTTTATGATCAAAATTCTCATTTTCAAATAATCTTTCAATTATTTCCATTTTTTTAAGGTTTAAATTATTTTGTTTTTAATTTTCTTGTCCACGATAAAATGATTTTTTATTTAAGTCAATTCTTTTAAACATACGATTGCATATTCTTTTCCAGTAACGAGGGTTATTGTAATCTTCAGATACATTTTTTAGATACCATTTTTCCTGTGTGTTATCACATAAGGGTTCCAATGAAAATACAATTTCCATTAAACCTACGCCACCACTGATAAATGTTTCTTTTTTACAAACATCAAATCCGTATCTTTTTAACCGGACACCCTGACATTTGTATCGTATTGGAATAATAATCAGATTATTCTTATCTACAAATTTCTGCAAAATTTTTGGTGTTTTCATTTTGTTTTAATTTTTTAGTGTTAAGTGTTAATTAAGGAATAGTGATAAAGGCTATTTTCGTACTTATTAGTAACTCGTCGGCTTAATATAAATACTAAAATCTTTTTTATGAATTATGTAAATTAGAAAAAATTAAAAACAAAAAATAGGGTAACGGTTGTTCGCCGTTACCCTTAAAAACCGGGTTTTGGATAAAACTACTGTACAGGTTCAGCAGGTGCATTAAAATACAGGTCCCCTTTACGGATAGCATGCAGTTTGCTCAAGTACGACTTTGTTACTGAGCCGTCCTCGTCTGGATAAACCGCTAATACGGCATCTAAAATAGTTTTGTAGGTAACCCCTTCCGGGTGTGCCGTTAAGCAATCCAGAATAATACTCCTCTTTGTAACTTTGTCACCCGTAATAGTAGTTGTACCTGTTGAACTGTTTTTTCTCGTTCTGATAACCTTTGCCGGTACGTTTGCCGGCAACGTGGTGTTAATAATCATCCACAACCCCTGAAAGGTTGTGAACTCCCCGTCTGTAAGCTGCTGAATCAATTCAGCCTTTTTTGTTTGCACCTTTGCAACCTCATCTTTTTTGTCTTGCTCAGCTTTTTTTGCAGCGGCATCAATAGCAGCTAATTTCTTTTCGTTCGCCATTACCTTTGCTAATTTTGCAACTTCGGCGAAGTCACCGGCAGCTAATGCGGCCGCCAGTTTTTCCGCTGTTGTCGGCTCTATTATCGCCGGTTCTGTTGTTGATACGTTGTTTGTTACTTCCGTCGCTGCATTTTCGGCAGCGGTAACAATTTGTTCTTTTGTTAATGAATCTTTAGACATTTTTTCTTTGTTTTTAAATTAGTAAAGCAAAATTGCTTTGTGCCTGTACCGGAATCGGACCGGTACAAAGAACCGTTCAGGCTAATAAAATTAATTGTTGTCTTCAATCACAGTTATAACGATTGTTGAGATAAAACTTATAACCGATATAACTGCTAATATTACAGTTATAATAGAATCATGTGCCGTAAAGAAAGAAATAAGTATCATTCCTAGAAAGCTTACTACAAAAGTTATGGCTGTAATGATTACTAACCTGTCGATGTTCTGTTCTTTCGTTGTCATAGTGTTTAACATAATATTAAGTTGTTTATCACTGTTATCACTTGCAAATATATGTAATATTATAATACGTTGTACTCATTAATGCAAAAAAATTTAAAAAAAAATTAAATGTATTATAACGTATTAATACACAGTAAGTTACAACCTTAAATGACTTATATCATAGTATATATATTACTTAACATAATTAAATAACACTATAAAAAGCAATATAAGGCAATTCACCAGGTAAAAGCCTAATAACCCAACCTGACTATAATAAAGGCTTAAATAGCCTTATAATGCAAAATAAAGGCTATTCAACCAGGTAACCCATATAATAGTATAACAACCTATAAAAAGGCAATAAGGCACAATAAAAAATAAAGAAGCAATATGAGTAAATGGTAAAGTAAAGGTATATATTCATCCATATAGTATAATATAGTAATATATGTTATAATACAATAAAAAGAATAAAAATATAGTGAAAAATGTAAAAAAGAATAAAAAAGCCGCGCCCGCTTAGCTTCCACACTTTGTTTCTGTACCACACCAATATCACTATGATAAGCTATTCATGTACTAATGATATGCTATTCACAACGAATGTTATACTATACTCTATATATAGTATATATACATACCACTGCACTAGCTCTGTTCACTGCGATTAGCAGGAATAATTGTTATATATAGTAGTGTGCCGAGGTGAAGGGAAGATCAGGTGAATGTGAATGGCGAAAATGGAAAGAGGTTTGATGGGCTTGTACCTCTCATAGAATATATAAATTTTTTTGATGAATACAAATTTTATTTATTCATTAAAGGCTTGTTATTATTATTTGACGATTCATATTGAAAAAAACGAATAAGTATTATATTATAATATAGTATATATAATAGTAATATGTATATACTATATATGGTAAAAATTGTTTTCATTATGATTTATATATTCATTATTATATTCTATTCACTATTTATATTCATTATTATTAATATATTTTATTTACCTTTTTTCATTAATATTATTCATTTTACAATTCATAAAAAAAATTTGAAAAAATTTTTTAAGGTTTTCAAAAATTAATATTCATTATTGATTATTTATATTGTATAATAAAAATTTTTATTTAATATTGTTAAATGTGTATATTATGTTTATCTATATAAGGATTGCTAAAAAAATTTTATGTTTTTTATTTTGTTATATACTATTATATATTATATTTGTTTGCAAATGTATTTTTTATGGCTAAAAATAGAACCATACGTTTGCCTGAACCGGATTTCTTACCTAAGAAAACTTTACGTCGTACTGATGGTCGTTATCAACCTGTATATGATAGGCAGGTTTATTTCTTAGCATTGTTAGGAATGACAGAGCCACAGATGGCACAAGTATTCAATGTACAATTTAATAATTTTTTGGTTTGGAAGGAAAAATATCCTTTATTTGCTGAAGCATTAATTAAAGGGAAAACTTCGGCTGATGGCAACGTAGTACATTCATTATATTTATCGGCCATAGGTTTTAAGCATAAAGAAACTGTTGTATTAACCAATAAGGTTAAGAAATATAATAGTGCAGGTAAAGTAACTAAGGAATGGACCGAACCTTTATTGGTTGAAGTGGAAAAAGAGGAACCACCAAGTGTTAATGCCTGTTTGAAGTGGTTACAAGCCCGTCAGCCAGCCGTATGGGGTAACAGGCTACATATTGACGGTAAACTTAATGTAACCCATCAAATTGACTTAACGGACTTCACGACAGAAGAATTACTAGTACTTAATAAATTAGGTATGGCTAGTAAAGATGGTAAGATTGTTGAAGATGCTTTATATGAAGATGTTTAAATAATAATAGTATGGAAGTAACATTGGTCAGAACAAAACGTAATAGGGTTAAACCTGTGGAATCGAAAGAATCACGGGCAAAACTTGTTCTGACCAATCCTTTAGCCATACAAAAAGAATTAAATAATCGTTCGTTATATGAGTTTTTGAAATGGGCTTGGCCTGAAATTAGCAATGCACCATTTGTTGAAAACTGGCATTTACCTTATTTATGTAGTGAATTGGAGCAAGTAGCATACCAAGTAGGTGAACGCAGGAAAAAGGATCATGATTTATTGATTAACATTTCACCGGGTTCAACAAAGACTATATTATGCTGTATTGTATTTCCTGCATGGTGTTGGACCAAATGGTATTGGATGCGGTTTATTACAGCTTCGTATTCAGCACAATTAGCATTGGAAGCTGCTGATTATAGTAGGGATTTAATAAAATCCCAGATATTTAGGGAAATGTATCCTGAAATTGATATTAAACCTGATAAAGACACAAAATCAAACTATAAGATTGTACGTAGGGTAGTTAGTCCTACTTCTGAATTTTATACAAGAGAATGGTTAGGCGGTAATAGGTTTACTACTTCGGTAGGTGGTACGGCAACCGGTTTTCATGGTGATATATTAATATGGGATGATGCTTTAAACCCTGAACAAGCACTTTCAGACAAAGAAATAGAAACTGCAAACCATTGGGTTGACCATACTTTAAGCACACGTAAAACTAATAAAGCTATTAGTGTAACCATAGGTATTATGCAGAGGTTACACCAAAACGATCCTTCAGGCCATTTATTAGCTAAAAAGAAAAAGAATTTACGGCATATATGTATGCCGGGCGAAATATTACATTTTAAAGAAGCTTTACAACCACCAGAATTAGCACAATATTATAAAGACGATTTATTTGATGCAAATCGAATGAATTGGAATACATTGCACGAGCTTGAAACAGACTTAGGCCAATATGGTTATGCCGGGCAGATAGGGCAAATACCTTCACCACCGGGTGGTGGGATGTTCAAGGTTGAACATTTTCAAATGACAAGTGAAATATTCCCAAAAGATTTTTATATACGTAGTGTACGTTATTGGGATAAAGCTGGTAGTGCAAATAAAGGGGCTTATACAGTTGGTGTAAAGATTTCACTATTAAAGAATAAATTATTTATTATTGATGACGTTAAACGTGGTCAATGGAGTTCTGAAAAACGTGAATCTATTATAAGGCAAACTGCTGAAGTTGATGGAAGAAAATGTTGGGTGGTTGTAGAACAGGAACCAGGTAGCGGCGGTAAAGAATCTGCTGAAAATACTATTAAGAATTTAGCAGGATTTCTTGCTGAGGCTGATAAACCATCTGGTGATAAAGCTGAACGTGCTGATCCTTTAAGTGTACAGGTTAATAATGGTACAATATTAATGAGGATTGCTGATTGGAATAAGGAATTTAAGGATGAATTTGAATTGTTTCCAAATTCTGTATATAAGGATCAAGTAGATGCTACTTCCGGTGGATTTAATTTTTTGGTTAAGAAAAAAATTGCAAGACGTTTAGTTTAATGTTATGGAACATAAAAGAAAAATAAGACCTATTTCTACTAATAAAGAAAAATTTGTTATTGACAGTAACAAATATCCTTTATTTAGTGCTTTAAGTGAGTTAACCGCACGTCTGCAATTAGCTTCACAATTGGGAGTTGATACATATAGCGGTGATAGGGATATTTATCAAGCATTAGGTTATCCTAAAACGCTTATATGGGAAAATTATTGGGCAAGATATAAAAGACATGATATAGCGAAGGCTATTATTGATCGTCCTGTTAAAGCTTCATGGAAAGGTAATATTGAAGTTATTGAAACTATTAAAAAAGAAGAAACACCATTTGAAAAAGCATGGGTTGAATTATTTAATAGGTTAAAATTAAAATCTATTTTTATACGTTCAGATAAATTAACTGGTATTGGCCGTTATTCTGTATTATTCTTAGGTTTAAATGATACACAAAAAACTGAAGATTTAGCTGGACCTGTTAAAATAAAACAAGGATTAAAATTATTATATGTAAAACCTTTATCAGAAAATACAGCACAAATACAATCATTTGATGAAAATCCAGCAAGTGAACGTTATGGTTTACCTTTAACATATAATATAGCCATTGCTGTTGGTGAATTTAAAAGTGCAACAGTCTTAGTACATTATTCAAGGGTTATACATTTTGTTGAAGAAGTTGTTGAAGATGAAGTTTATGGTACGCCTCGTTTAGAAGCTGTATATAATCGTTTAATTGATTTGGAAAAACTTGTTGGTGGTGATGCTGAAATGTTTTGGCGTGGTGCAAGACCGGGTTATACTGGTGAAGTTAAGGATGATTATCAAATGACACCTGAGACACTTGCAGATTTAAAAACTCAAATAGATGAATTTGAAAATAATCTTAGGCGTGTATTAATAAATGAAGGAGTTAAATACAATGCTTTAACACAGCAAATTTCTGATCCTGCAAATCATGTTGACATACAAATTCAAATGGTTAGTGCTGTAACTGGTATTCCTAAAAGAATATTAAGTGGTTCAGAACGTGGTGAGTTAAGTTCAGCACAAGATAAATTGGAATGGATTTCTTATGTTGCTTCAAGACGTGAGGAACAGAATGAACCAATGATTTTAAGACCATTCATTGATAAATGTGTTGAAATTGGTTTATTACCAAAACCTAAAACAGCATATATTATTGTATGGGATAAATTATTTAGTTTATCAGATAAGGAAAAGGTTGAAATTGGTCGTTTACGTGCTGAGGCAATAAAATCTTATGGAACTTCATCTTCACAAGATTTATTTCCATTAGATTTATTCTGTAAATTATTTTTGAATTTTGATGATACACAAATTGCAGAAATAATGGATAGGCGTAAGGAAGGATTTGAAGATGAAGATGAGATGATAAAAGATACTGAAGATGGTACGGGTGGTATAGGTAGAACACCACAATTATCACCTATACCAGTTTCACGTACTGTTGATTTAGATAAACGTGGGGGATAAATAAAAAGGACAGGGTTGGTTTTTGTTGATTTGTTTTAGTTGGATTTAATTGGCTTGTAAAATTGATGTTTTATTATTGGTTTATGCTGTTTGATGTTGAATTGTTGCTTTCTGTTTTTACAATCCTGTTCTTTTTTAATAAATTAAAAATAGTTAAAATATATAATAATGAAAAGAATAATTGTAATTGTTATATTTTCATTTTTGTTTTTTAGTTGTTTTGCACAGAAACATGAATGGCGAAAACCTGATGTTTCCAGTCAAGAACATTTCTTAGCAGGAAATATGATTTCATTTACGACCGGATTACTATTAAATCAAGGTTTAAATTTTAAATATGGATCATATATCGGTATTTTGGCCGGAAGTACAGTTGGGTATTGCAAAGAGAAACATGATCCTATTTTTGACAATACTGATTTATTGCTTACAATTACCGGTAGTATTCTTGGTGGTTATTTGAGTAACAAAATAAATAAATACTATGGTTTAAGTGATCAGGAAAGAATTATAAACAAAATAAATCGGTTAAATAAACGTTCAGAAAGACGGATGCAAAGAATATAACACAAAACATAAAATCATATATTATGGGATGCTTTATTTTAACATTATTTAATTTAACAGTAAGTGAAGTAATTACTACTTGTGGTTTTGTTACTGTTATAATTGGTGGAATAATTCAAGCCAATGTGCGTATGCGTGGAAATACCTTAAAAATTTCTGAAGTGGAGAAAACGACCAACCAGAAAATTGAAGCTCTTGGGAGAACTACTGATGCTAGAATTACATCATTGGAAAAAACGACAGATGCTAAAATAATAGCATTAGAAAATGGAAGAAAGCAAAATGCTGAAAACATTGAAACCATGCGAAAAGAAAATAGGGAGGATCATGATAAAATACTTTCTAAGTTGGATTCACTAATGGGATTTAACATATCATTAAAAGATAAAAAATAAAATGACAGAAAGATTTGAAATATTTTTTAATCGGCTTATGGGATATGAAGGTGGTTTGGGAAATGATCCTGATGATCATGGAGGTCAAACTAAATATGGGATAAGCCATAAATCATATCCATATCTTGATATTGCAAAACTTAATTTAGAAAGAGCAAAGGAAATTTATTGGAATGATTATTATAAACCTTTGAAAATTGATAATTTTATAAATGACAGAATTGCTTGGCAGTTATTTGATTTTGGTGTTAATGCGGGAATAGGTACATCAGCAAAAATGTTGCAAAAGATTCTTAAAACAACTCAGGATGGTATTATTGGAAAAATAACTTTGGAAAAAGTAAATTTATGGAATGGTAAATACCCTCTATATATTCATTTTATTTCGGAGAGAATTAAGTTTTATTATAAAATAACAGACAATGATCCTACTCAAATGAAATTTTTTAAAGGTTGGATGTTTAGGATTATTGAAATACCTTGGGATTTATGAGTAAAGATGAATTAAAATCAGGAATTGTTTTTGCGGTAAATAAAACACAGGAAGCAGTGTCAAGTGCCGTGAACGTAGCAAGGGTTGTACCAAAACGATTAACGGCTGGTGTTGCAATAGGATTGTTTGAATTATTTATACAACTCTTTCCTAATGCTATGTCAGAACATTGGCAGACAATATCATATCAGGCAATTGGAATTGTTGGAGCTACGGGAATAGTTGATTGGGCATGGAGAAAAAGAAAAGAAGCGTTTTTATATATTAAAAATTTATTAACAAAAAAGAAAAAGGAGAATTAATCATGTTAGAAAATTTAAAAAAAGCATTAGGTAAAGTTTTGGTAACTGTTGAACAGGTAGCTAAAGCTGAAGAAGATGGAAAAATCGTTCTTAAAGAATGGATTCAGATTGGAGTAACTGCATTGGGTTGGGTTTGGATTTTTAAAAATCTGAAAGCAATTAAAGCAGATATTGAATCTGGTGCGACACAAGAAGATTGGGATGCTTTAAACGAAGCCTTAAAAGCAGAGTTTAATATTCCACAAGCTAATCTTGAAGAAACAATTGAACAGGCATTAGGAATTATTACATTAATTCTTTCACTTGTTGGGAAAAATGTAAAAGTCAATGTTACCTAAAAATGGGGTTGAGATTGATTCTGGTTTAATTCCGGGTGGACAAAAAGGAATAAGATTTTACGGTTTGAAAATTAAAATATCTATTCAGAAATTATTGAATTTGTTTAAGAAGAAAAAGAATGTGTAAAGTCTGTAAACATAGTGTTAATGAATTATCTGTTAATGTTAATAGGTATGATCCTACAAAGACAATTACTTTAAGGAATAATTTTGTTCATGAAAGTAATCGTAGGTTCAAATCTATTACGGCACTTGTTTATAAAATGATTGTAAATAAAGATGTTTTTGGATTAAAACCGAATATTCATACTTTACAGGAATTCGTAGAGTTACCAGAAAAAGCATTTGAATTTGAAATTGATGCCAAAAAGATTGAAGGGTTTATACAATGGTTAGAAGAACAGGTAAGAAAAGGTTTACTTGATAATTGGCCAAACAAGTATATTACCGATGCTTACAAAAGAGGAATTTTACGTGCTTTGGAAGAAATGCAAAAAGCAAAATATAAAGTTCCTTTATTAGCTGAAATAGGTGGTGAAGATGTAATATTAACACTTTCACCACATATAAATACTTTAGAGTTATTATATTTGCGAACATATAGTGAGTTAACTGGTATAACTTCACAAATGGAACAGCAAATTGCAAGAATATTAGCACAAGGATTTGTTGAAAGTGATGGTTATAAAGAATTAGCAAATAAACTTGTCGCTGCTATAAATGGTAAGGGGATGGGTGAATTAGGTCTTACGGATACGATTGGTAGATTTATTCCAGCACAACGCAGAGCTGAAATATTGGCCCGTACAGAAATAGTTCGTGCCCATCACCTTGCTATGGTACAAGAATTTAGACGTTGGGGTGTAAAAGGTGTTTACATAATGGCTGAATGGAAAACTGCTGGTGATTTACAAGTATGTCCTATTTGTGCAAGCAATGAAGGACAAGTGTATACTTTAGATGAAGTTGAAGGTATGCTGCCCGCCCATCCAAATTGTCGTTGTTGTATAGTTCCCGTAATATTTAAACAATAAGGAGATTTAATTATGCCTTGGAAAATTTCGGATGTGGATTCACATAAAAAAGGATTAACATCAGAACAGAAAAAGAAATGGGTTGCAACAGCAAATGGTGTATTAGCTGATTGTAAAAGTAAAGGTGAAGATGATTGTGAAGGAAAGGCTATAAGAATAGCTAATGGCACAGTTAAAGTTAATATGGAAATAAGTGTAAATTTTACACAATCTGCATACATACCAAAAATAAGAGAATATTCAGGCAAACAATATTATGTGGTTCCAGTAGTTATGATGGTTGAAGGTGTGCATAATGGAAGTGCTGGACCAATATATCACTCAATTGAAGTTTTGTCTGAATGTGTTGCTGATTGGGAATTTAAGCCCGTAACAATACATCATCCAACTAATGATGATGGTGAATTTATTTCAGTACAAGAAGAAGGTATTTTAGAAAATTGGAGTGTTGGCTTTGTTTCTAATGCACAAATTGAAGATAATAAATTAAAAGCATTAGCTTATTTAGATATACAAAAATTATCTGTATTGTCGGATGAAACATTATCTAATATACAGAATGGTAAGATAATGGAAGTTAGTGTTGGTATTTTTACAGATAATGATGAAATTGAAGGTGAATGGAATGGTGAACATTATACAGCCATAGCTAAAAAGCATAGGCCGGATCATCTCGCTCTTTTGCCCGGAGAGACTGGTGCGTGTTCTGTGAAAGATGGTTGTGGTGTACGTGTTAATCAACAAATAAGTAATAATAATGAAAAAAAGAAAGGAGAAAAAAATGAAATGAAATTAGAAATAAATAAGGATTTTGTGTATGATTTAGCAGAAAAAGGATTAACATTAGTTCCTATTTCTGTAAATTTGATTACAAATAAAGATGGTTTGTTATCAATTTTGAATAAAGTATATGAAGTATTACGTGGTATGGGTGATGATCATACATATTATTTTCTTGAGGAAATATTTGATGATGCACTTATTTATGGCAAAAGTACTGAAGGTAATTCAAATTTGTATAAACAAACTTATCAAGTAAATGCTGATGGTTCTATTGAATTAACTGGCACACCGGTTAAAGTAAATAGAAAAGTTGAATATGAAATACAAGTGAGTACTAATTCTAAAAATAAAAAGGATATGTGTGATAAATGCCCTGATAAGGCAAAAGCATTAGTTAATAATGAACGTACAAATTTTGATGATAGTGATCTTTCATGGTTGTCAGAATTGACTGAGGATAAGTTGGATAAACTTTTTCCAAAGTTGGCGGTGAATACTAAAACGACACCTACAATTGAAGAAGCTTGGAATATTGTAAAGACGGGGTACAAAAACCTAGAAGACTATACCAAAATGTTGCCGGATGATATTCGGGGACAGATTGAAACAGGTTTACAGGTTTTTCAAAAGGTAAGGACAGATATAATTAAATCTATTGTGGATAATACAGAAGAAGGTGTATGGAAGAATGAAGATTTGGAGAAAATGCCTTTAGATGTATTGCAAAAAATTGAAAAATCAGTTGTAAAAAAGAATAATACAGTTGCTGATTATTCTGTTATGGGAACTCATGGTAGTCATGAAAAAGAAGGTAAAATAGAACCCATGCCCTTACCGGGAGTTAAATTTGAAAATTAATAATTTATAAAGGAGGTTAAGAAATGGCGAAACACACCATTAAAATTAAAAAGTATTCTGATGTTATTGAAGAATACGTGAATGGTACAGTATTACCGGTTACGCCTGGAATGCTGATTGAGATAACAAGTGATAATGTAGTACAACCACATTCTACTGAGGATGGTGCAGCTTTGATTATGTTTGCTTTGGAAGATGAACTTCAAGGTAAAGGTATTGATGATGCTTATGCCGTAAGTACAGCAAGTCCAATTGTGAAAGTACCAGTTCAATGTTGGCTACCCGGTCATGGTGATATGGCTTATGCTTTGTTAGCAGACGGTGAAACTGCTGTAATAGGTAGTTGGTTAGCCAGTAATGGCGATGGGAAACTGAAAGTCAGTACTACGAATCCAATTGGTCAGGCTGTTGAAGCTGTTGATATGAGTGGTTCATCAGGTGCTGATCCTAGTGGTCGTATTATTGTACGTATTAATTAAAAGGAGGGGAAAATTATGTTAGATGTTAATGTTGATTTGATGGGTAATGGTGGCGGACAAGGTGAAATTGCCGCTTATATGCAACAGAATAACAGATTAGACCCTGCTGTATTGCGCCCGTATAGGGGAACTGACGGAAAAGCTTATATTTCAGTTTTTAAAGGAGGTGATCCTAAAAAACCTGAAAATTATTCTGTTATTAATGTAAATGAAGCTACACTTCGTCCGTATGAGTGGAGACAATTAGATGAAGCTGTTATTACTATTGCTGAAAATAGGTTAGTTGGAGTAAATGATCTTATTTCCAATGGACTAACTTATAATTTGGGCAATGCTATGGGTACGACCGTACTTGAAACACATACTATATCAGATGCAATGGAAGCTGATCTTACTATGGATGCTGTTTCAAGGGCTAAAGGTGATCGTCCTGTTTTTGGAACTAAGTACACTCCAATTCCAATAATTCATGTGGATTATGAAATTAATGCAAGGGTACTTGCTTCAAGTCGTTCACTTGGCAATCCTTTGGATACTTCATCTGCTGAACGTGCTGCACGTAAAGTAGCAGAAAAATTGGAAGATATGTTGTTTACTAACACTACTTATGGATTTGGTGGTGGAACTATTTATAGTTACATTAACTATCCTGATAGAAGTTTAATATCACTTACTACTTATGGTAATTGGGCTACTAGTACTACTACCGGAGCAAAAATCATTGAAAGTGTACTTGCAATGAAACAAGCTTCTATTGATGATAATTATTTTGGTCCTTGGAAGTTGTATGTACCAACGAATTTTGAAACTCGTTTGGATAATGATTATGATACGGTAACTCCGGGTACGACTATACGTGAAAGAATATTAAAAATTGGTGGTATTCAATCGGTTACTGTGGCTGATCATCTTCCTGCTTCAAATGTTTTGTTAGTACAAATGACTAGTAATGTTGTAAGATTAATTCGTGGAATTGGTCTTACAAATGTTGAATGGCAAACTGAAGGAAAATTCGTTAATAAATACAAAGTATTAACTATACAAGTTCCTCAAATTCGTTCTGATTATAACGAAAAAACTGGAATTGTACACATGAGTTAAATTTAATTCACTAATCAAGTGATTTTTTTTATTATATTTGTTTAAAAAGTCTTAATCATGGTAGAACGTAAAAGAATTAGAAACGATGTAACAATTAAAATGCCTATTGTTGAAGAACAAATAGTTACGGATGAAGAAAAAGAAAAAATTGCTATTGAAGAAAAAGCATTTAATGAAGAAGTAACAACAGTAAAGTCAGAACTAATTGAACGTAAACCGATACGATGGAAAAAAGTAGGTGGTGGAAGTTTTTCTTTAAATAATCGGTTTATTAAACCGGGACAAATATTTTTAGCATTTCCAGAAGAAATACCTGTTCAATTTCGTGATCTTGTTATTCCTTTAGAAGAAAAACCTTTACCTTTAAATATTGAAGAAATTAAAAAGAAATCATCTTATAAGTTAGAGGAAAAATCTGATGGATGGGATATTTTAGATTCTTTTGGTAAGGTTTTAAATGAAAAACCAATGGAGAAAGAAGTTGCTGAACGTATTTTAGTTATGTTACAATGATATGGTCCGTACCTAAAATATGGGAAGGTGGTGATGCTTGGATATTAGGTGGTGGACCATCTATTATTGATCAATTTAATATACCTAAAGAGGTGTCAGAAAAGGTATTATTGAAACAATTACCTTTGTCTGCATATTCAAGTTATATGAAACTTATTCATGATAAACATGTTATAGGTATAAATATAGCTTATTTAATAGGTAATTGGATTGATATTGTATTTTTTGGAGATAAAAATTTTTATCTTACACATAAGGAAGGTTTGTTTAATTTTCCGGGATTAAAAATTAGCTGTAATCCAGAAGTTGAAAAATGTTTTTGGATAAAATATTTAGCACAAGATAAAGCTAAACATTTAGGAATTACAACAAATCCAAAAATGATTAGTTGGAATAAAAATAGTGGAGCTGCTGCTATAAGTTTGGCTGTTCATACAGGAGTTAAAAGAATATTTCTTTTAGGTTTTGATATGAAATTGAATGATGCAAATAAACAGCATTGGCATAGTGAATATAAAAATCCACAAGAACCATTAAATTTAAGAAAGTTGCCATTTCAAAGACATTTAACTGGTTTTCCTAGTATTTATAAAGATGCAAAGAATCTAAATGTACAAATTTACAATGTAAATTCAGATAGTGCAATTACACAATTTCCATGTATTAATTTAAAAGAAGCTTTGGAATTATGAAAATTATAAATTGTCCAATTAGTGGTAGTGAAAAAGGGGTAGAATTTCTTAATTTAGGAAAAATACCACTTGTAAATAATTTATGTGATACAAAACAAGACGCATTAAATTGTGAAAAGTTTTCATTAGCTGTTCAGTTTTTTCCTGAAAGTAAAGTTACTTGTTTAACAGAAACGGTGGATAAGGACAATTTATTTCTTCATTATTTGTATCAATCGGGTGTAAATAAGCCTTATTTAGATCATTGTGCTGAAATGTATGATTATTTATCCCATATTATTGATTTTAAAGACAAAGATGTTGTATTAGACATTGGTGGAAATGATGGTAGTTTATTAAAAGAATTTAGAAAGGAAAATCAAAATCTTCATTATATAAATGTTGATTGCAGTCGTAGTTTTATTGATGTTAATCGAGAATCTGGAATTGAATATATTAACGAATATTTTGGTGAAAGTATATCTTTACCATATAAAGCTAAGTTGATTACATCAACAAATGTATTTCAACACACGGAACCCATACGTTCATTCGTAAAAGGTATTTGTAGGAATTTGTCAAATGAAGGTGTTTGGTGTTTGGAATTTCCTTATATTCTTACAACACTTGCAAATGATAATTATGATCAGGTTTATCATGAACATGTGTATTATTTTTGTTTACAGAATATAATTGATATAACAAAACAAGAAGGCTTAAAAGTCATTAATGTTTCTTATCATGATATGCACGCTGGAACATTGCGAGTTTTAATTGTGAAAGAATCTTCACGCAGACAACCAGATAATACAATACTTTCTTTTCTTAATTTGGAAAAAACACTAACAAAAGAATACTATTTGAAGTGGGGATCACAAACAACATCGAAAATTAAGCAATATCAGGTAGATATGAAAAGACTTGTTATGAATGGTGCAAAGGTTGCTTGTTTTGGTGCTGCTGCAAAAGGGTGCATCTTTTTAAATACTTGTGAAATAGATAACACAATGGTACAATTTATTATTGATGATACTCCTTTTAAGCAAGGTAAATTTGTTCCGGGAACAGGAATAGAAGTTGTAAGCAGAAAAATATTAAAAGATGTTAAAATAGATTATATGATTATTCTTGCTCATAATTTTAAAGATTATATAATAAATTCATTAAAGGGGCAATATAATGGTAAATATATTTTAATGTTTCCTGATATGAAAATATTATAATATTGTGAAATAAATATAATTATATGCTAACAGCTAGCAATATCGAAAAAATTTGTATTGTCACAGTATTTGATAGACATTATAAAGAAGCAGGGAAAACTTTGTTTAATTCAATCAGAAGGCATACAAATTGTGATGGAATAGATTTTAAAGTTATTACATCAGATGAGGAAGTATTAAATGAATGGGGAAAGGATAATTGTTATTTTGTAACGGATAATATTAAAAATAGGTATAAGAATGTTCAATATTCTAAGGATTTACCTATTGAGCGATATGCTTTATCATGGTACAGATATGAAATATTCAATATGACTGATTACGATAGAGTAATATGTATTGATTCTGATTGTATATGTGTTCAAGATATTAGTTATTTATTTAGTGAAGAATTAAATCAGTATGATCTTATTTCTGTTGAAGATCATTTTGTATCAAAAATACTACCTAATTTATATTCTAAATTAGAAAAGAATGGTTGGAACTTTACAAATTTATACAAAAGGGTTTCTTTAAAACAAGTTGATATTCAACCTGCTGTACTTGTAATTAATAAGAATGTCATAAATAGTATATGGTATAATGAGTTATTAGCTTATGCTAATAATACGGGTTTTACTTATTCTATTGATCAAGGTATTCTAAATGATTTTATTTATCAAAAAAATATAAATATCAAATTACTACCGTTGGAATGGAATTATCAAGACCTTTATGCTATTCGTTGTTCAGAACTTGCAGTAGTTAATCCAATTATAATTCATTGTCAAGAATCCAAACCTTTTAAACTTGTTAGAAAAAATGTAGATGTACGAATACAAAAATTTTATGATCAATGGTGGTATGAATATGATTATGCCAAATCATTGAAAACAACAACAAGGATGAAAGGTAAGATATGTATAACTACTACATTTGATTATAACTATAAACATGCAGGACAAACTTTGCTTAGTTCAATCAGAAGACATACAAATTGTGATGGAATTGATTTTAAAATAATTACTAACGATCCAAAGGTTGTGGCTGAGTTTGGAGCAGAAAACTGTCATATTATTACTCCTGAAATACAAGCCAATTATAATAACGTGAAATATATTACTGATATTCCTAAAGAACAATATTATTCTTCGTGGTATCGTTATGAGATGTTTAATTTTGAGGGATATGATCGGGTAATATGTATTGATTCTGATTGCATTTGTATTGAAGATATTAGTTATTTATTTAGTGAAGAATTAAATCAGTATGATTTAATATCAACAGAGGACATGATTGTTTCTCACATGTTTAAACAACATATTCCTTCGTTAGAGAAGAACTACGGATTAAATTTAGTAGGTTTACGACGTAGAATAGCTGCTGGTCAGGTTGATATTCAACCGGCATTACTTGTTGCTAATAAAAAAATTGTAAATAATAAATGGTATAAGCAATTAATAACTTATGCCAATACAACAAATCATACTTATTCTATTGACGAAGGTATCTTAAATGATTTTATTTATTTGAAAAGATTGAACATTAAGATATTACCAATGGAATGGAATTATATGGATACTTATGGTGCTCAAATATTGGAACTTCCTGAACCTAAAAAACCTTTTATTGTGCATTGTCAAGAATCTAAACCTTTTAAAAAGGATAAAGCAGATGTTAATGTGCGAATACACAAATGGCATAATAAATGGTGGGAAGAAGCTAATCATATAAAATATTCAACTATTGTTGCTATTATTGTTTGGAATAGATTTGAAAATCTAAAATTATGGGTAAATGCTTGGAATCAATGTATTCAAAGTGATGTTAAGTTAATAGTTGTTCACAATCTTGAAAGTGACAATAATAGATATTCTCAGTTATGTAAAGATAACGGAATAATGTATATTCCAAGAGAAAATAAAGGTTTTGATATTGGGGCTTTTCAAGATGTATGTAAAGAAAGATTGGAAGGTTTTCCTAATGATTGGGAAAATTTAATCTGGATTACTGATGATTGTATTCCAATGGCAAAAGATTTTGTTGAACAATTTTTAAAATGTTTACCAAAAATACCTTGTTATGAAATATCTCAGGAAGTAAAAACTCATGTTAGAACTACCGGATTTTTAGTCACCAAAGAAATATCTAAAAAACTTGTTTTTCCAAAAGACCCGATAGAGAATAGGGAAGATTGCTATCAATTTGAACATAAAGGCTTTTTACAAGTTAAAAATATGTATGAACAGATTGTTAGTATGGGAAAACAACCAGTAATGGTTAATAAGGATTTAAGGTTATCTCCATTATGGGATTCAGGAGTAAGATGGCAACTTAAATTAATGGGTAAACATGAAGCTATTTTTCCATTTATTAAAATAAATGTTGAACCGATAAAAGTAGATGTTAAACTAGTTGAAGCAGAATTACCTATAAGAAAACCAATTCGATGGAAAAAAATGGGTAATGGTTCCTTTTTATTTAATAATTGTTATATTAAAAAAAATCAAGTATTTACTGCATTTTCTGAAGATATTCCAAAACAGTTTCGTGATGTAATTATTCCATTAGAAGAAATAGTTTCGGAAATTAAAAAAGTTATTCCAGTTGAACCGGTTAAATTAAATAGTAAACCGATTATATATAATGTTTTGGATGAGTTGGCTATTAAGCATAAATCAGATAAGTCTTCTAGGTATCATAATTACGCAGTAAAATATGATAAAATATTATTTCCGTTTAGAGAATCATTTTCATCAATTTTAGAAATTGGTGTATCACAGGGACAGTCTACAAAAATGTGGACCGATTATTTTGAGAATGCTACTATTCACGGTGCAGATATTGAAAAAGGTTCTAAAATTTGTGAATCATATTCTAATAGAGTAAAATTTCATGAACTTGACCAACGAGATTTAGCACAACTTAAAAATCTTGAACAATTTTCTCCATTTGATTTTGTAATAGATGATGGTAATCATTTTTGGTTTGAACAAATTCTTACATTTGAGGCTTTGTTTCCTTATGTTAGAAAAGGAGGAATATATATTGTTGAAGATACTACTACTTCTTATTGGGAGGAATATAAAAATAATCCGATTTCACCCGTAGAATATTTTAAGACATTGGTAGATGAAGTTCATCTTAAAGGGGCAAGAGGAAATATTCCTATAAATCCCCCGCAGGAATTTGGTAATTGGGAAAAAGGGTGGCATCGTAGGGAAGATTGTTTTGAATCAGTACCTTTATTTGAATCAATTCAATTTATGAATGGTTTTATTGTAATTTATAAAAGATAAAATGCTTGTATTAATCACACCAACAGGAAGTCGTCCAAAGCAATTTGAATTATGTATGCAATGGATGAAGCAACAAACTTATACAGGTAAAGTTGTTTGGATTGTTATAGATGATTGTTTTCCTAAAACAATAGATATTCTTAATGAAGATTTTCGTGAAAATTGGTTAATAATTAAAAAATACCCAAAACCTTTATGGGAAATTGGGAAAAATACACAGGGTAGAAATTTAAAAATTGCTATTGATACTATTAATGCTTTTCCTAAAGATTGGGTTGAAACAATTTATATAATTGAAGATGATGATTATTATAAACCTGAATATTTACAAACAATGAAAGACCGTTTGAAAGGGTTTACATTAGCAGGTGAGGTTAAAACAGTATATTATAACATTAAGTATAAAATGTTTAAGGAAATGGCTAATACAAGCCATGCAAGCCTATTTCAAATATGCTTTACAGCTGATGCTTTACCTATACTTGAAAAATATCTAAATGATGGATTTATTGATATTAATTTTTGTAAAAATATAAAGAATATTAATTTATTTGAAGCTAATAAATTAGCAATAGGTATAAAAGGTTTACCTGGAAGACCTGGAATAGGAATTGGGCATAGACAAAAAGGAATTTTAGATATAAATTTAAACAAGTTAAAAGAATTAATTGGTGAAGATTATAAATATTATTTATAATGCTAAGAAAAATACAACATAATCCTATTTTCATAACCGGAGTTGAACGTTCGGGTAGTACTATTATTGCAAGAATTTTAGATTTGTGTAATGTAAGTTCTGGAAATTGTAATAATATGTTTGAAAATGTTATTATTAATGAATTTAATACAGATTATTTGAAGAATTTTTCATTAACTTTTCCTAAAACAGCAGATATTGACATACCAATAAGATGGAAAGGTGCAGTTGATGGTGTTTTATTGGTTGAGAATTGCCTTGACAAGCCCTATATGGTTAAATCTGCTATGTTAGCAAGGTTATGGCCAATATGGAATTATGCTTATCCTGATGCCAAATGGTTAATAGTTCGTAGGCGTACAGGAGACGTAATACAGTCTTGTTTAAAAACAGGTTATATGAAAACTTTTAAATCTGCTGAAAATTTATTATCTTTGGGTCTTACAAAAGAAGCAGAAGGTTGGCTTTGGTGGATACATCAATACGAAAATAAATTTGTTGAAATGATTAAAGCTGGTTTAAATTGTAGAATTATATGGCCTGAAAGAATGGTTACTGGCAATTATGAACAAATGTATGAAACAATTGAATGGTTAGGTTTAAAATGGAATGAACAAATACCAGAAATTATTGATCCATTATTAAGTAAAAGTAGGGAGGGTATTATATATGAGAACAACAGTAGATGATGTAATTGATATTTTAGATAATACAGAATTAGATGATTCTGTTATTGAAAAATATATTAATAGTGCAAATGTATTTGTTACAGGTACATTAGGTACAACTTTGAGTGTGTCTATTCTTACAGAAATTGAAAAATGGATGGCTGCACACATGATTGTTTCAACTCGTGAACGTATGTCTAAAGATGAAGGTGCTGGTGGGGCTTATATTAAATGGTCTGGTCAATGGGGTATGGGTTTAAACTTCACACCTTATGGTCAAATGGCAGTTGCTTTGGATACCACAGGAGTATTAAATAACATAGCAAAGGGTAAATCTAATGCTTGGGTTCATGCTATACCTAATTTTGATTAAAAATGACAACTTATAAAGGTATAGAAAAAGTTGCAAAACGATTTTGTGTTGAAACTTGTGTTTATTGGGGTAATCCGGTAAATGATGGTTATGGTGGCTATACTTTTGATGATCCAATTGAAATAAAATGTAGATGGGAAAATAAAATGGAATTTAATATAGGTTGGATGTCAACTGGTTTTCCTGCTAATTTACTTTTATCAAAAGCTTCTGTATTAGTATTACAAGATGTAGATTTGGAAGGTTATATGTATCTTGGAACATTAGTAAGTTTAAATGCTTATGATACTGCAAAACCTATTGAAATAAATGGTGCTTATCCAATACATAGGTTTGATAAGATTCCTATGGTACGAAAAACAGATGAATTTGTTAGAATTGCTTGGTTGTATGATCAAGGTAAATAAATTGTGAATATGTCAAATCAAGGATTTTTTATAAAGAATACAAGAATACCTTCACTTGGTAAAGGTGGAACTAAGTTTGGATTCTATTGTAGAATAACTGGGTATGAAAATGTAGAACGTGGTTTGCTTATTCAAATAGCTAAAATGAAAAAGCGAACAAAGATAGGCTTACATGAAGCTGTTGAACATTTACATAAAGACATTCAAGAAGGACCATATCCACAAGAACCTTGGGGAGAAGATAGGTATGTGGGTGGTGTTATGGTACATAAGGGAGGAACTTTAAGTAATTCTTGGGAAACAAAAGATGTTGGTGGTGTAGACAGTCCAGAAATAATTTTTGGTTATAATATGAATAAAGCTCCTTATGCTTGGTATGTACATGAAATGACTAGTCCACCTTATGGTGATGTACAATGGACAAAAGATGTTAGACCAAATGCAGGTCCTCAATGGCTTACAGTTGGAATACAAAGAAATAAACCTATTATGTTATCTATTATTGCTATGAATGCAAGTGTGGAGGGAAAAATATAATGAATGCAAGTGCTGTTGATATTAAACAGATTATTGAATATTACTATGCTGAAGATAGTTATGTTGGTGATTTATATCCTATATTTATAGGGAAAGAACCAGCATCACCAGTTAATACTATTTCTATTTTTGAAACAATGGGTTATCATCAATTAACATTTAACAAATGTGAAATATATGAGTATCCATCTATTCAAATTAGAATAAGATCATCTTCTTACTTAGAAGGTTGGCAGATGATTGCTGATATAAAGGAAATATTACATGGCCGGGCAAGTGAGACATGGAATGGTACTTTATATACTTTGATTCGTTGTGCAGGTGGTCCGGCATTATTGGATTTTGACAAAGATCAAAGAGTGCGTTTTATATGTAATTTTAACATTCAGAGACGATGATTTGTCTTAATAAAAGGAGGTAAAATTATGGGTTGTGCTTTAGATAGTAGTAATGCTATTGCTGGTGTTGGTACAATTTTTCATAGATGGGATGATGTTTCATCATGGGTTGAATTGGCAGAAATTAATTCAATTTCTGGTCCGTCTATGTCACGAGAAACGATTGATGTAACATCACTAAGTTCAACAGGGGGCTTTAAAGAGTTCATTGCTGGATTTCGTGACGGTGGTACTGTAAATTTAACAATGAACTTTACAAGGGCTACATTTTCTATTATTTATGCGGATTTTGAAGATGATTCTCCACATTTTTATGAAATTGTATTACCTGATGATGTAAATACTTCATTTGAATTTTGTGGTTTGGTAACAGAATGCCCGTTGGATATTCCAACAGATGATAAGATAACTGTAAGTGTTACTATTAAAATATCTGGAAGGGTTGCTATGAATAGTGGTGGAAGTGCTGCACCTTCATCCTAATAATTAAAATAATAAAGCTAATCAAGCAATTTTTTATTCATAAAAATAAATTTAAAAATTAATCAAAATGGAAGAAAGTAATTTTTTAACAAAAGACCTTTTATTACAAAGGGATGATTTAAAAATCGAAAAAGTTGAATTAACCAGAGGTTATGTGTTTGTACGTGAAATGACTGGTAGTGAAAAAGATCGTTGGGAACAATCAATGTTAAAACAAAAACCTAATGGTAATAAAAATGCTGCTGTTGAATATGAAACAACACTTGAAGATTTTAGGGCTAAATTAGCTGTTGTTACGATGTGTGATGCTGATGGTAATTTATTATTTGAAGCTAAAGATATTAAAGCTTTGAATAAAGCTATGAGTGCAACAAATATGGAAAAAATTGTTGAAGTTGCACAAAGACTAAATGCAATTTCACAAAAAGATAAGGATGAAATATTAAAAAACTCAGAAGCAGACCCGGAAGACAGTTCCAGTTCCGACTCTGCCGAGAATTAAAGATTATTCATCCTGATAAATTATTGGAACAATTAACATCATCACAATTAGCAGAATGGGAAGAATACAGTAAGATTGATCCAATAGGTGAATGGCGAAATGATTTTAAATTTGCTTATATGGCTTCTATTATTACTAATCTTATGATAGGTGCTTATGGTAAGAAAGGTTCAAAATTAACCAAATTAGAAGATTTCTTAATAAAGTGGGATACTGAAATGGTAGAACCTGAGAAGAAACAAAGTGTAGAGGATATGAAACAAATTCTACTTAGTATAGCATCCGCACAAAATAAAAGAGTTGCAGCAGAAAGTAAATTAAAAAAATAAGATTATGTTATCTTTAGGAACAATGATGGTTATTATTGGAGCCAATACAGTTGGTTTGAATAAAGCCGTAGGTGAACTTTATAGTGCAAAGAGGGCTATATCTGCCACAACAGGTTCAATGAACGCATCATTGGCAACTACTAATGGAGCAATCGCAAGTTTAAACGCTTCTATAATGGCACTCGGTAGGAATTTAACAATGTTTGTTTCTTTACCTGTTGGATTATTAGGAGTTACTGGAACAAAAGCTTTTGCTGATTTTGAATATAGTTTATCAAAGATAACAGGTTTGGTTGGAATTGCTGCTGAACAAACAAAAGAATGGGGTGCAGAAATATTAGATATTTCATCTAAATATGGAAAAGGACCACAAGAATTAGTTGATGCTTTATACTTTATTACATCATCTGGTTTTAAAGGATCAGAATCAATGAATGTTTTAAAAGTATCAGCAGAGGCCGCAGCAGCAGGTTTAGGTGACACTAAAGATATAGCAAATATTTCTACATCAGCTTTAAATGCTTATGGAAAATCAAGTATTACTGCTGCTTATGCTACTGATGTTTTAACTGTTGCTGTTAGAGAAGGTAAAGGTGAACCTGAAGAATTAGTAAAAGCTTTTGCAACTATCATTCCTATTGCTGCACAATTAGGTGTAAGATTTGATGAAATAGGAGGAGCATTGGCAGCCATGACAAGATTTGGAATACCAGCAGCCAATGCTTCCACTTATTTACGTCAAACATTATTTACTTTAACTAAACCATCAAAACAAACAAAAGATGGTTTAGCAGCAATAGGATTAAGTGCTCAAAAAGTTCGTGATTCATTGAGAAGTGATGGATTAATTGCTACATTAGAAATGTTGAAAAAAGCAACAAATAATCTTAATGAAGAAGGATTAAGTAGAATATTTCCAAATATTAGAGCTTTTATGGGTGTGTTGTCTTTAACAGGAAAAAACTTGGAAGAGACAAAGCAAGTATTTGATGCTGTGGCAAATTCAACTGGTGCTACTGCTGAGGCATTTAAAATTGTATCAGGTACTATAAAGTTTAAATTTAATGCTGCAATGGTTGAAGGAAAAACTTTATTAATTACTTTTGGTGAAGCAATTGCAAGAAATATATTACCCTATTTAGAAGGTTTATTACGTATATTTAAAGATGTAAAAAGTTGGTTTAATGGATTGAGTGAATCTACACAGAATACAATAATTAAAATGGCTTTATTGACTGCAACAATAGGCCCATTAATATTGATTTTACAATCTTTAAAAACTATATTTATAGCACCATTAATTATTTTATTGAAGTCTTTAGGTGCTGGTATAATATTTTTATCAAAAACGGCAACTAGTTTAGTTGTTTTTATTGGTGAAGTCATTGTTGCTTTTAGAAATTTAACATTAGCAATGGCACTTACTAATATGAAAATAGGTTTGACAAGTATAGCTGTTGGATTATTAGAAGGTAATTTTACTAAAGCAGCGGCGGGATTTCGTTTATTTAGTGTGTCTTTACTTTCTTCACCTGTTGGTTGGGTTATAATTGGCCTTACTGCTTTGGCCGGTGCTATTTACTTAGTAACAAAGAAAACAAATGAACTTACTATTGCTCAAAAAACAAATAAGGAATTACAATTAGCTATTAATGATAATGTAGCTGCTGAAGCTTCTGAAATTGAAAGACTTTTAATACTTGCAAAAAGTCATAATTCGTCTTATCGAGAACGTATGTTTGCCATTGATCAGTTAAATAAAAAAATGGCTGTTTATACTGGTGGTATAGTAATAGAAAGGTCAGAAATAGCTAAGGCACATTTTGCTTCATTAAATTATCTTAATACAGCAGAGCAAAGAAAAATAGCAAAAGAAAAAGAAATTAGTTTACAAACAGAATATAATAAGGGAATAACCGAAGAAAAAGTAGCAACTGGTGAAGCTATAAAAATGGGATATGCTTATATTGATATGTTAAAACATAAATATACAAGGATTGCTGCTGAAAATGCAATAATTGCGGTAGAAAAAGAAAAATTAGATGCTTTAACAGCAATAGAAACAGGTGAAGGAATGCCTGTTGGTGTTATGGGTGGATTAAAGGCATCAATTAAACCAGAGAATGTAAAACAATTTTTTGCTTTAGGTATGACTGTTCCTGGAATGTTATATAATTATAGTAAAAATATTCAAGGTGCAAAAGTAGAAGAAGCAGGAAAAGTAGTAAATGATGCTACTAAAAAACTTACATACTTATATGATACCATGAAAAAGTATCAAGATATGGTTTTCCCAAATGAAAATGGTGTATTACCAGAAACAATAGTAATAGGAAAAGCTAAAGAATTAGCTATAACACCAGAAATAGATGTAAATGCTACAAAAAAAATCAATGATTCTATCAAAAAAATATGGGAAGATTATAATGAAGGGATAAATAAAGCACAAAATAGTAGTAAACTATTTGGTGAAAGCTTTTCATATCTTGATCAGATGAAATTAAGAGCTGATGCAATGAAAAAATCATTAGATGAATTAAAAAAATTACCACCTGATGTTTTAAATAAAGTAATGGATGAATATAATACTGAAGCTATGTCAGATTATTACAATAATGTTCAAAAAATAATAAAAGGACAAAAAATATTAGAAGAATCTACGGATAAAGCTAATAAAGCAAGAGAATTACAAGTTGCATCTATAAGTGGCGTTGCTGCTTTAACTTATAAATGGAATAGTGCTAATAGTGATCTTATTGATTCAGAAACAAGATTAGCACTTGGTTTAAGAGATATTGATAAGTTAATGAAAGATTCTGGTGGTACATTTAATGATATTGATGGTAAAATAGAATTAGTTTCAAATAACATAACAAATCTTAAAGCATTAATAAGAGCAAGAGGTTGGAATGTAGGTGTATTTAATGATTTACAAAGAAATTTACAAGAATTAACTGTTTTAAAAGTAACTAAAGAAATTTTAAGTTTAAGGCAACAATTGGATGATGTTGATGCTTCTGCAAAAATGTTTGGTAATACAGCCGGTGGAGCAGCTGCAAAAATTAAAATGCTTACTGATATGTATTACAAGTTAAGGGACATGGAAGGTTTATCAACAATACTTGATCCTACTGTACTTGCAGAATTTAAAAAAATATTAGATGAAATAATTAAAAAATTGGAAGAAGCTGGTGTAAATGTTGGAAAATTGGGTAGTCGTAGTGTTGCTAATGATTTACAACAATTAACAAATACAATTGAAAGTAGTCTTGAAAGTGTTATTGAAACGACGGCTGAATTATTTGGTCAATTAGCTGCTGGAACAATCACAGCAAAAGGATTTTTTAATGGCTTACTTGAAAGTATAATGGACATGGCTATTGCTGTTGGTAAAGCTATGATTGCATTAGGTATATCTTTAAAGATATTGCAAGGTTCATTAAACCCGGCAGCTATGATTATTGGTGGTATAGCTTTATTAGCTGCTGGTTCAGCCATTAAATCATTAATTAGTAAAAAAGCTTCAAATATGGCCAATGGTGGTATTGTTCCACAAGGTTATCCTAATGATTCATATCCTGCACGTTTAACAAGTGGTGAAATGGTTATTCCACCGAGTAAATTACCTGAATTTGAAAGACAAGAAACACAAATAAAGGTAGTAGTTGAAGGAATAACAAAGGGTAAAGATATACATTATATTGTTAAAGAAGTTT